CTATGCTGACGGTTCTGTTTCATCAGGAGTTTTCGCAACCTTATTGAATATCCTTGCCCACGTGGGAGTCTTGAGCAGCGCTCCGCCCGCTCCGATAGCAGCGCCGGTTATTACCGCCTCTTTCGTTACCTGACCGGATTGAATACTCATGGCGGCGCCAGCTCCAGCACCGAGGAGAATCCCGGCAAGGGTCGTTTCATACTCCTTCAGTCTTGTAACAAGCCACTTTCCCATAGCTGTATATCTCCTTTTTGTAGAGTTCCACACATTTCCTCGGCGAGATGGCAGCCGCCGAATATCCCGCAAACCATCCTTCCGTCTGGAACAGGGCCGAAACTATCTCGGAGCAGAACCAGTCTTCGGCGCTTTGCCACCCTATCGGGACAGGCAAGAAACTGAAAAGGACGCCACGCACATCGTATTTGCACGGTGTCCCATCATCACGGAACCGCTCCTTTTCCGCCCAGGTCCTCATGCGGGCTTCCCGTTCGGTCGTGAAGGGCAGCGGAAAGTAATCGTACATATCCGGGGTTTCGTCAGGAGGCGGTCCGGGAAGGAACGATACGGCGCCCTTGAATTCCCGGGCGGAAAACCATTTGCCGTCGGAGAATATCACCTCAACATGGCAGTACCGGGAAAAAGTCCACAATTTGATGAGTTTCCCGAAGAAACTGGTGGCTGTATGTTTTGCGGCAAGGTACATCATACGTAAAGCCCCTGAATATCACGCCTCACGGGAGCGGCTTCCAAATTTCAATTCTGAGCGGTTTTTTCGGGCTGGGGTTTACCCTACCCTTGCCGCCTGCCAATGTTGGCCGTCCCGCCTCTGCCAACTGCCGCCCCAGGTCCAGCCCTCCGCCTCGAATGCCGCAAGGACGATTGGGCAATCCTTGAAATGCGGGTGTAGACCTCCGAGGGGATTCCGCTCTGGGTCGAAATCGACCGCGCAGCCGAACGCATGCATGGACAGCGATTTTCCACCGCGCATTGGCCGGAATACGTACCCGCCCCCGTACTTGTTGAGGCCCCACTGGTTGATGACGTCCTGAGATTTTCCCGCGGCCGACCAGATAACGGCGAGAATCCTACCGAGAGATTGGGCGCACTTGTGATGAACGCGGATGTTTTTTACCTGGCGCCCGTCCCATGCCGTTACCATCATCCAGGGAACAGAGACGTTGACGATATTTCTGCGATCGTAATCAGCCGATGAGGGATTCCCGTAGAATTCCCGGCACTCGGATTGCGTCGGCCACTTATTCATTCTTTACCGCCCCAAACGATAGCACAGGGAATCCGGTCGTCATTGCCGCCTGGATTTGGGCGGAGAGATCCGCATCCGTACAATTGACGAGCAACAAAGACAGGGCCGTATTGCTGGATATCTGTGATAACTGGTAGGCGGCCAGCGCCGCCGTGCAATCCTGTTGCGACATTACGCCCTGCTGACAGAGCGCCGCGGTAGTCGTTGCCGCTGCAATTTTGGTCTGCTTCAACGTTAATTCAGCCTGCACCATTTCCTTCGTTGTGGTCGTGGCGCATCCCGCGACCATCAAGCATCCGAGGACGCAAACAAAAACAGCCAGTATTCCCTTTTTCATCTCCTTCTCCTTCCTATGGTTCGTCTGCCCCTTTGGGAGTATCGGTTTTCCGGCGGAATGGATACTGACCGTTCCCGTGCCGCTCCCAACAGATAGCTTCCTGCCGCTCCATGCGGCTCTCCAGTTCCGCTGCTCTCTCCGATAACCCATCAGTGCGCTCGAAAAGTTTTTCGGATATTCCGGCCAAGCTCTTGGCGATTTCCCCGATTCTTTTCTCCAGGCTTTCCAGTGCCTCGGAAAAACCTTTTTGCCCTTGCTTGTAGATATAGATAAGGACGCCAACAAGAGCTCCGCCGGCGCTAACAACGGCTGCGACCAGCAACATAATCCCTTGTTCCAGCAATTTCGTGTAGAGCGGATCCGGTGTCGCCGCCACCATTGCACCTCCTAATAAAAAACCCCGACAAAGACCGTGTTCTGGTTTCGCCGGGGTTTCTGGTACCCACGTTCAGCCGGGTTGAAACTTACCCAGTGTTCACTTGTTTTTACTGTTCAACTTTTTGTTGAACAATAAAGGAATTCATTCGTGCCGTCAACCTCTTTCTCTTTATTTTTACCCTTCCCGGCAACCTGTTCATGCCAGATTGCCGGGAAGGGTTCTTTTCAGGCGGGCTTCTTTATTTTCAAGATTTTCGCCAGCTTTTCGTATAGTTTCTTCCCGGTTTCGGGGTCAATGATGGAAACGGTAATCAGGATGCGGACGGGAACGGTAAAGGTGCGGCGCTGCCATATGGATCGCAGCAACTCCATCTTTTGGGCGTCGTCCAGTTCCATGGCGGTATCAGCGGCCATTGCCGCGGCGGGGGTCATTGTGCACCTCCCGCCACCAGGCGTAAAGGGGGCGGGTTGAGAAGTTCCGCCAGTCTGGTCATGCCCTTCGAGGTTATCAGCACCTGCTCGGTCAGTTTTTCCGTACCGTCGCCACGGGTGACCACGGTAACCTTGTGTTCGAGGAGGCACTGCTGCAGCTTGTCCTGGTAGGCGACCCAGCCTGTTCCACCCTGCCGACGGTATATCCATTTGTTTTGCGAGAGGAAGCTGAAGAGGACCTTGGGCCTTACCTGAAGGTCTTTGGCCGCGTTGGTGACGCAGACGCTTCCGTCGGCACTGGAGATGCGGTCCAGCGCCTGGGCCTTGGGCTCCAGGTCGGCGACTTTGGTTTCAAGGGTGATGACTTTTTCCGAGTAGTTGAGGAGCAACCCGCGCATGGTGGCCGGGTCGTTGAGGGCCTGCATGGGGTCGATGGGAGGGGCCTGCTTCGCCCGGCGTTCACATTCAATGAAGTATTGCCGGGCCTGTTTGCCCTTCTCGTTACGCTCGACCATGGAGAGTTCTTTGGCCATGTCGAGGGTAAGGGCGTATTCGATACGGGGTCGGCCTTTTACTGGATTTTCAGTAAAACTCACAAAGTCTTGATTTTCCGAGAATCCAAACTGCTCAATTCTTTCCCTTATCCAATCATTGAAACGTGTTTCTACTTCAAGGAACTGGTGAAGATCCCTGGCGTTGACGGTCTGCACCACTTCCTCTCCGATGGACTGCCGGTGAATCGGTACTACTGCCGCGCTGTTCATGCTGATACCTCCTGGGGACTTTGGATTTTGGGCACAAAAAAAGCGTGCCGGTAGAGACTATCCACGACCCCAGGTCGCCGCCCCCCTCGCGGTAAGGGCGCATCTCTACCGGCACGCTTGGTAAGATTGTGACCGGTAGGACTATCCGCGCCTAACAGGGACCGCGCTGCCAGCCTCACGGTCTGGCACATCCTACCGGCACAACTTGTGAAGTTAGCCGATGATACGTTTCCGGGTTTTCTCCCCCGGAAACAAAAATTCCGCTGTAAGGTCGCGGCCGCCCTGGGGTATTGGATACCGATACTTGTACCAGCACCCGGGGGATTTTTCAAGGGTAATTTTTGCATGGGCGGTTTTCCGCCGTTGACTTTAAGTATTTTTTACATATATTGTGTTAATAATTCTTTTCAAGGAGGACGATGCATGGAAGATATACGGAACATGGTCAAAGGTATTGTGGAGCCAATTACAAAAGCCGTTGACGCACGCTACGGTGAAATTGCCCAAGCCCTGACTGATGTCAACAATGACCTCATGGCGCACATCGAAGAATTGACACATCGATGCGTCTGCTTGGAAGCCATTCAAATCAAGATGTTTTCCGCCCTCTCCGAAACAAATCCTTCAACCCATTCAAAAATCGCAGATGAATTGAAAGGAGTTTTGCGCTTGATGGAAGAGAACGGAGACCATAACTCCGTTTTTGCGGAGCACCTGCGCATGCTGGCTGGATCACAAGCTGGCGATAAAATTCGGCTACGGCTTTTGCCGAAGCGAGCCGCTCCTGATTCGAACGAACCAAATCATCACTAAATTTTTTCCATTCGTTTGTGGCTTTATCAGTCATCGGTTGCTACCTTTTCCTCTTTATTGGCCGCTGAAAGGTACAGGAAGACAAACATGAAGTTGACGAGCGACGAGATAACGTGCGCGATAACGATAGTCACCTGTGTCGTGACAATATCGCACTCATCCGTGATAGCCTGGTTGAACATCAAGGCCCAACACGTGAAGAGTATCGACGAGATAATGGAATACATGAAGACTATTTGTATCCGTTTTCTTTTATGGATCGGCAACCTGTCGGCGCTCGGCATACTTGCCATGGAATTGTTTTCGTCAGATCCGATTACCCGCAGGGATGTATTTTTGATTGTATGGGGGATTGTCATCCTTTTTCTGAGCCTCCTGTTGAAACTGGGGCAATCGTTATTCAGACTCACGGCCCTGTTCGGAAAGCAGCTTGAATAAATCGATACCCAGCGCAAGCATACAGAAAGAATTCTGGAGATGATGGAAAACCTAAACAAGCAGTCCAATCCAATTCAAGGAGACGAAAAATGAAAACCTGCCTCATCCTGGTTGTCACTCTTGCCCTGCTCTCTTCATCGGCATTCGCAACACCGCTATCCAGAGCGGACAAACAGGCATTCATGGAAGGTTTTTACCCAAGTTGCGCAAGCCAGATGCGAAAGACATCAACCATGACAGATGAACAAATTAAAAAATGGTGTGGCTGTACTGGTGTTGAGGCCGCAAAATTATTAACCAAAGAAGATGCGATAGCCAATAATGATACCGTTATCAACAGGAAAACTAACGCTGCCAGAAAAATATGTGGAAAAAAACTCCTGAATCAATCTGGGGTTTTCAAGTAGACAGCAAAAAAACAGCGCTAACAGGATATATTTTCACTCAACGTGTTCAACTTTTTGTTGAACAGTACCTGTAAAAATATCTTGTGTCAAATATATTTTGTGGTCATATGATACTTTGCAAGTATTACCCGGTTGACGTTTAACATTTGGCGTTATATCATATGCTCATGATAAAAACCTTCCGCTGCAAAGACACTCAAGCGTTATTCGAAGGCAAATCCTCGCGACCCTTTAAAGCGTTTGCCGCTGTTGCGGAGCGGAAGCTGCAAATGATTGACGATGCTCACTCTTTTCAAGATCTCCGTGTCCCGCCGGGAAACAGACTGGAAGCCCTGCGCGGCGACAGGAACGGGCAATTCAGCATTCGCATCAACGACCAATGGAGAGTATGTTTTCGCTTCGAAAACGGCGATGCTTTTGATGTTGAAATCGCCGATTACCATTAAGGAGACAACCGATGAACCCTGAAAACAAGATGCGCCCAATACACCCCGGCGAGGTATTGCGGGAAGAGTTCCTGACTCCCCTGGGGATGAGCGCCCATGCATTGGCTCTTGAACTGAAGGTTCCGGCCCCGCGCATCAATGATATCGTGCGGGAACGGCGCGCCATTACCACTGATACGGCCATGCGGCTTGCCCGCTACTTCGGAACCACGCCGCAATTTTGGCTGAATCTGCAATCAAGCTATGACCTGAAAATAGCCGAAAAGAAAATAGGCCCCAAAATCGAGCGCGAAGTGAATACGCGGATGGTGGCGTGACCACCTGATTGTTGAACCTCCCCATGGCTGAAGTCAGGGGATTGCGCTCCTTATTTGTTCATGTAAAGTACCAGTGGCGGTCTGCCGGCGGATTTCTCCGCACTTGCACCAACATTGCGGCAGTCCGCATCCCTCGCAGATAGTTCTTGTTTGACTCACCATTTTCACCCGTCAGTTCACCCGTCCAACTGCTCCCGCTCCCATGCGGCCTTTCCTTTGTTCGGCTTTTCGGTCAATGTCCTCCGGATTGTTTCCGCCTTGATTACCGGCACCAGCCCGGCGGCCTGGGAGTCACGGAGGTTGCGGTTGAACCGCATGATTTTCAGCATGACCTCTTTGCGCTCTCCGGGCTTTGCAAGCCGCAGTTCGGTAAGCAAGTCCCCGCGCTCTTCTTTCCAGTGGGCCGACAGGCCCTTTTCGACGTTGGTCAGGTCGTTTCTCTCCGATACCCGGGACGGCTGGAAACCGAGCGCCCGTTTGACAGCCTCAGCGGTGGTGTACTTCATCGGCTTGCCCTGCTCATCGAAGAGCACCTTGCCCGTTGCCGTTGTCGCTCCCTTGGTGGCCATGCGATAGGCCCGCATGCCTCCGGCCAGGGCCTCTGGGGAAAGGTTTTCGATGGTGCGGTAGATATCGCCCCGGCTTGCCGCCGTGGCGGCCCGGCTTCCTTTCTGCACCAAGCCGGTGAACACCCCGCCCCCGGCCTCGGGGAGAGACTCCCCGGAGAGAATCGGGGAAACGATGGGGATTTGCAGCCGCAAGGCATTGGAGATATTCACACCGCCGGCACTGGGCAAACCGTGCCAGGCGAAGCCGTGGACCAGCTCCCCCAATGAACCGCACTCTCGGGCATGTTGACGGGTCCACTTTTTGAACGCCAGCTTCGGGGACTCGCCGAAGAGCATCTGATAGAGCTTGTCCAGTTCGTCGCCACCCGGCAGTGCAGCGGCCCCGCCGATTATCCCCATGGCAGCGGCGTAGCGGAGCAGGGCTATCATGTCTTCCTTCTTGCCGCTGGTCGCATTGTTGTATATCCAGTTCCAGTTGTTCAACATGAATGACTGGAGCGCATAGACCGTCCGCCCCAGCGGTTTTTGTGCAAATCCGGGCAGGTTAGCCCGGCTCATTTCGAAATTTACCTTTCGGTTGACTTCGAGCGCCTTGGCCAGAGCCTCATCTCGCCCGAGTCCGTCGGCCCGGAATGTCCTGTAGGCTGCAAGGATGACGGTTTTCCGGTTCAGCAGCTCCACTTCCTGGAACGGCGCCAGGGCTTTATCGGTCAGGGTGTGCATGAATTTCGACACCTTGTCGGTAACCCCCTCGCGCGAACCGCTCATTTCGTGAACCGCCGTTTCCATCTCCTGGAGCTTGAATATTTCGGAAGCGAACAGCCGTTTTTCTTCATCGGAGAGGTTACCCCGCACGACATCCTTCTGTGCCTTGCCTATGGCCCACACCGCGCTTCGTTTGGTATGCTTGCCCAGTTCGGCGATTCCCAACGTCCACGCCTGGGTGGCGTTAATTACCATGGAGCTGACCTTGAAACCAAGGTAGGAGAAGGAAGCCAGAGCCCGCAGGTTGCCGCTCACCATGTCCGCATGGCCCATGTTGCGCAGGTTGTCCTTGATGTACTTTTCTGCCCAGCGCTTGACCTCCGGATTCGCGTAACGGAAATTCTCGAACTGGTCGTGAGCGTAACGTGCCTTGGACAACATCCCGGCGGCGCCGGTCATGTAATCGTGGTAGGCGTCCACGATATTCTCGGTATCGTAGCCCTCGATGAGATATTCGGCCCGGCGTATCTGGTGGCGACCGGCGCCGCGCGCCATAAGCACCTCGGCGGTTGATTGGAGGATCTTGTTCCTCAGCGCGGCCGCCTCTTCCTTGGTGATTTCCTGGCGGGCAGCGGCCTTGTTGATGGCCGCCAGCTGCGCCTGCTCCGTGGCAAAATCGTTTTTCATATCGCCATACATGGTCTCCGAAATCGTATCGGCAAAATGGTATTCCGTTTCGAACTGCTTATCAGCTTGGAACCAGTACGGTATTGCTTTCTTCAGGTTCGACTTCACATCTTCCGCGTGCCGCCGGGCGCGGGATTCGGTCTGCTGCAGGCGCATGTAGACCTTGACCCGGATTTTACCGCTTCCCAGTTTCTTGATTTCGTTCTCATGTTCCTTGATGGTGCTCGCCGCTTCACCGTCTTCAATCGCCTGTTTGAGGGCATCCTTCCTGCGGCGCAGCAACAGATCGTTTTGCAGTTCGATTTTCGGAATAATTTCCGAGGCTTTTTCACGGAATCTTTTTATCTGCTCCACAGGCATGGACTCAGCGAAAATCCTGGTCCGCTCCACCTCCGCCAGTTTGGTTTCCAATTTCGCCTTTTCCTCACCCTTCGCGGCCGCTATCCGCTCCTTGAGCTTTTCGATTTCCTTCTTGAAGCGGCTGGTGGCGTTTTTGTCCGTGGTGATGATCTGTTGGCCGTTCCGCAACTGCTGGTACTTGAGCCCGAGCATGTCGCATATTTTCTTTATTTCCTCGGCCACTTCCTTGCTCGGGAAGTAGGGAAGCAACGCCTGCATACTGTCCTTGCCGCCCCTGGTTTCCCACTTGAGGCCGTTGATAACGTGGTAGATGTTCACCTGATAGTCACCCTCACCATGGTTGCGCGGTATCCAACCGGGCCTCTCCGCCATGCGGTTGCGGTAGTCTGCCAGGTGTTTTTCAATAACATCCTCGGGGAGACCGGCCTCGAACATGAACTGCCGGGAAAGCTGTTCAATAGCGTCAGCTACCACGGTGTCAATGTGAGTCCTCACCTGTTGATAGACCTCGAAAGCGGCCTCGGAAACCGCGGCGGACTGCGTGTCCGCCTTCACCATATCGAAGGTCTTATACACTTTACCCATCAGGTCCCCACGATTCAGGAGCAGGTCGACGCCCTTGCGGTCCGCCGGTGTGAGCTTCTGGTGGGCGTCCATGATTCGGCCCCACTTGGTGGTATGGTCGCTGCTGTTCTGCAACGTCGTGAAGGCCTTCTTCAGCCGCTCCCTCACGGTCGTCAACGTAGGTTCGTAATCGCTCTCGAAACCGTCCCAGCCGAAGAATTTCAGCATGTAGTCAAGCTTCAGCTGTTCGCGCATTATTCCCGTCTGCACAAACGGCCGTTTGTTCTCATCCGCTTCGGCCTCAAAGACCGGGTTACGCAAGATGTTCGCCACGCCGTTACGGATGTTCTGAGGCGTTACGTCTTTTACCCAGCGTGCCAGCCTGGACCAGTCGAGCGGATTCAGCAGTTTCCCCAGGTTGCGGAGGAGGTTCTTGCTCCGGAACTGTTCGGATACGGCCCTGAATGGTTCGGCCAGAGCATAGCGGATACCGGAGTCAACCGGCATTTCCTTCACTGACGACATGGGCACGTCCGCCGGCAGGCCAACGAACAGGTCATAGACGAAACCCGGCGGGTTTGTGTTCTGGATGTATACGTTACCATTTGGCAACATATCCAGCGGAAGCGCTACAATCTTCACTGGCCGTCCGTCGCGGGCCTTGCTCCAGGCTATTTCCTGGGCCGTCGCTAGAGAGGTGGTCCACCAGGAACCTTTCAGGTTCTCCCCGGCCGCGTAGTGTCCGCGCTCCGGATTGTATGGTACCACGCCGGGGGCCTTATCCTGGTCGGATTCGTAGAATGCCCGGAACAGGAACCGGCCCGGCTCATCGTAATCCTTGACCGTCTCGCCTATCGCCTCCACGGCTTTCGCCCGGTCGGCCTCCAGAACCTCCCGCCCGGTGGTGTTGAGGGAGACACCCCTGTCTGTGATTTGGGATTTAACGTCCTGGAGACGGGCGAGGGCGAAACTCACCGCCCCGCCATGCTCGTACGCCGCAAAGGCCTGGAGCTGCGCCTCGGAGATCCCCTGCTCCCGGAGTTTCCGCACCAGGGCACCGTAGTCAATCCTTGTTCCTTGTTCCTCGTTCCTCGTTCCTTCCTTGCCTTCCACAAATCGGCGAGCTTTGCCCAACAGTTCGCGGATTTCCGCCTCTCCGTACTTCATGTCCAGACCTATGGAACGCAGAAACTCTTTGACCGCGGCTATAATCCGAGAAAGCAGGGTGGAGTCTTTTCCTGTCTCCGCATCACGCGCCAGCATTTCCTCTGCTGCTTCGATGCGTCCAGACCGGCTCTTGAGGTCAAGCCCGTACGCCTTTCCCAGGGCCTTCCATGCGTCTGTCCGCTTGTTGGCGTACCAGAGCGCCGCCTGAAGCATGTGCTTTTCGAAGGTGTCCTTCGGGAGCACGCCGCGCAAGCCGTGATGCCCCACGACTTCATGAAGCATCTTGTCTTGCGCATCCTCGATGGAACTGAAGTGATCCGCCACGTATACGACTTCATCCCCCAGGTAGACCGCCTGGAGGAGCCGCTGCGGGATACCCCGCCGGGCTGCATCTTCCAGCGCCCGTTTCGGTAATTCCGCTGCCGTCTGAACCACCCGCCAGGGTGGAGCCTTCGGCATGTTCTGGTAGACCGGTTCGAAGGCTGTGCGGATGTCGGCGGCCGGGAGGCCGGAGGGAGTGGGCACCTTGGATGTCTGTGCAAACATCGGGTATACGGATGCCGTTTTGTCGGTTATGGGGATATAAGAAACAGTCTCGGCACCGACACCATTGAGAGATATTTTCCCCATAATCTCTTTCCCATACTTCTTGAACAGTGTCGGCAAACGGTTGTCGTAGGTATCAACAAGCCCATGACCGCCAATGGTGAGTGCATCACCTTCCGCAGTTCCTGACCTTTCCGCGATTATCTTGTTCGCCAGGTCTTTCCCTACAATTTCGTCAAGGGTTCGATGCTTGCCCTCATGGGCATTGGTGGACAGATATGAGCCGTTTTCCTCCTTGCTGAATACATCTTCGAATACCTGTTCGCCGTTTTTCATCGCCGTAACACGCAGGTCTGATTCCGGATGCTTTTCAACAGGAGAATATTCTATTTTGTCGACCACGCGGCGGAGCTGACCCTGATACCTATTCACCTGCATCGTCCCGGTCGTCCACGCCACGCCGTCAAAACCGTTTTCCTTGGCATAGGCAAGGATTCGCTTCACGCCGATGTCATAGATACGCTTGCGCAGCCACTCCGGCATTTTCTTCTGCTCGGCGTCGGAAGGCCCTTGCATTTCTTCGACAAAGAGGATGCGCTTGCCGTCGGCTTCGCGTTCGTTGAAGCGGATGCGGACAATGGGGTTCTGGATATCGGAATATTGGGAATGGCCGTCTTTCCATGAAGGGGCATTGTCATTCTCGGTCCCTTCAGTCAGTTGCAAAGCTTCCTTGTATGAGATGCCGGTTGCGGCCTCCATGCTGACGCCTTCTTCGTAAGAACGCTGTACAGCATTCAAAACCCTCCATGCATCTTCCAGCCTGGACCGCATTACGTTTGCGACTTCCGGTGCCGTTACAAACATCTCCCGGTAGCTGGCCTCTTTTGCGCCGGGTTCGACGTATTGGGAATATTGGGTGGGTGTCCCGACAGCTCGCCGCAGCCGCTCAATGATATCCACGGCTTTTTCTTGCTCTTGCGGGGTGTTCCACTCAACATGCTCCGGTTTCAGTGCTCCGTTTCGCAGGTCGGACACTGCTTCACCCGCAGTATCGTACCCCAGATTGTCATTATCTATTACTAAAGCTCGCAGCTCTTTTGTCGCTGCTTGCGCGATGGTGGCATCAAATTCCCCCAGCACCACATCCTGGAACTCGGTCTGCTGCTCCGTCAGGAAATCCAGCACATCCTGCTTAGTTACCTTCTTCTCTTCCTTCAAAAAGTCCATCAGCCCACTTTGTTCAAGCTCGTCGGCTGTGAACTCCCCCTTCTTCCGCCATGCCTCGAACATCTGCACGGCCATTCTACTATCAGCTTTACCGGGGAATTTCGCCTCAACCACCTTTGACAGCTTGGAGTAGAACACCCCCTGCGGCGCAAGGGCGAACATCACCACACCCTTATCCGTCTCTTCCGTGCGAATGGACTTCACGAAGGTATCAAACGCCGCATTCAGCGCAATCCGCTCCTTGCCTTCCGGATACGGCCGCGCTACAAAACCGTCAATCATCGGCACGAGGATGCCGCCATGGGCATGATAGACGAGGAAATCACTCTGCCCGCCCTGTTCCGCTACCTTATCCTCCACATAGGCGGCGAATGCCCGGGCCGCCATCTCGTGCGGCTCGCTCCAGTAATCTCCCGACCGGGCCTGGTCCATCTTCTTTGCTTCCATGGCGAAGGAAGTAGGCACCTGCTTCGTTTTTTCCGTGCCGCTTTCCGCATCCCGCAGCATCTTCAGCCGCGCATCATACAGGGTCATGTCGGTGCGCAATCTGTCCAGGGTTCCGGTTCGTTCAGAGTTAAAACCGTTCCGGTTTCGTACCGTCTTGAGTATCCGGCTGATGCCCTCCAGAGTGTCGTTGGTGTTACGGCCTGCGAAGGCCGCGCGGCTCTTGGCCGGTGCTGTGGGATTATCCGGCCGGAAGGATGTTGCCAGGTCACCACCTTCCACAAGGATTGCTGCCAGCCGGTCGAATTCGGCAAGCTGTTCGGCGGAAGCCGGTGCAAGACCTTTCTTGCTCTTTCTCCAGGTGTATTCCTGCGAAAGGTCGCGGGAAAGGTCGGCCCGAATCCCGTCAAGCGATTCCTGCAGGTTTTCCCGCGCGGCGCCGACAAACTTCTCCGTTTTATCGGTATCCTCGACATACTGCTCCGCCTTCTTGTACATCGTCCTGACAAGGTTGGTATACGCTTCCAGAAGTTCCGTCCTCATCCGGGATTTGTAGCTTGCGCCGTGGCTCAGATTGTCACCGGTCCCCTTGGTCTTGTATACCTGGTCACCGCGCTTGTTCTGTTCCTTCTCGGACGAAGCCTTGCCGTCCAGCCGTCCCAGGTAGTGGTCGAAGGCGTGAAACCATTCATGGGCAAGGGAGCCGGCCCCTTTCATTTTGGTCAGATTGATAACACCATAATCAAGTTCGTAATGGGCCTTCGCTCCGATAAGACCCTGGCCGCGTGCGCCGAAAGCAATCGCCAGCTCTCCGTTGAGCATAAGCGCCTTGGGAGGAACGCCCAGGACTTCGGCCAGGTCGAGGAGCCCGTCATAAGCGTGGTCCATGACCTGCTGGCGTTCATCCTGGTTGTTCCAGTTTCCGAACTCGATACCGCGGGGATCGAAGGTTTCCATAAACATCTCGGGAGTCGCCGGGCCGGTGCGCCTCTCCTCGCCCGTGCGCACGGCAATCTCCGGGACCGGCAGAATTTCTTCGCCGAAGCTGGTCTTGTTTTCAAGGAGGCTTACGGCGTTTTCCGCCATGTGGCGCATCGCGTCTTTACGGTCCCCGAAATCAAGGTTCACCACCTTGAGCCGTTTACGCTCCCCTACACGCTTCCAGATGGACCAGGTTTTATCGGCATTCTGGTACACTTGATGCGTTTTCGCCACGGCGTACACGGGCACGGCGCTTTCAGCTTCCTCTTTCGAGGCGAAGGTCTGTCCGCCCGACGAGAAGCTGTACCGTCCTGCTTTGGTGTCGATTATGCTGAATTGTCCGGGAGCCTTCACGCTCTCGGCAACGACGAAGCGTTTTTTCCAGGCGGGGGACGTTTCCTCGCCCTTGGCTTTCCGCGCTTGCGCGGTTCCCTTTTCCGCTGTGTCCTTCCGCGCACCGCCTATCTTCTCGCCGAAGTCCTCTATTTTTCCGGAACTGGCGTTGTCCTTGACATTGGAGTCTTCCGATGATATCGTTTTATCAAAAGCAGAATCGGTAGCACGGCGAGATGTGTCATCCGTGCTGGTAAGGCTGGTAGTGTCTGTCGACGTGTCAGCGCCGGTTCTCTTCTCAAACGCAGTCAAGAGCCACTGTTTCGCCTTTTTGTTCCACTCCAGGCGGACAGTGGCTTTATGTTTTTCTGATTCCAGCTGGACTCGATTTTCTGTCCGCTTCACAACAGACATTGAATCAATAACACTTTGCAGTTGATCGACTATCTCACCATGGAATTTGATGATTTTCGCGAGACCATAACCATCGCTGTGACCTGAACCCTCCTTACCCCATACAATATCGATATCACCAAGATCAGGGTGGTGGAGTGCCGCCACTGCTTCACCCGTCTGCATTTCTTTGAGTTTTGCAATGGCGCCTGCTGCGTCGTGATAAAACTCAGTCAGTATTGGCCCAAAATCTCCAAAACCTTCACCATCCAAGGCAGGCGGAGCGGCTTCGCCTTGCCGCTCCTCTTCGGTGGCGGGAGTGGTGGCAGGAATCAACTGGTTTTCCAGTTTCGCTATTTTCTCCGAGATTTCAGCGACATCTTTCTGTTGAGCCTCAATTGCCGCTTCCAAGTCTTTGCCGAGGTTCGGATTATCAGTATTCTGTAGAGTTTTCAGGACTCGCTCTTTTTGCCTGAGTTGACCACGAAGCCGATCTAGTCGGTCTTTTATTTTTTGATTTGAATCTAGCGGCTGGCTAACTACTTCGGTTTCTTTTTCGGTTTTTCCCTGTTGTGTATCACGGGAAACATCCCCTCCTTTGGCACCAGATTCCCTTGCTATTTTACGGATGAGAGCGGCAACCTTGCTTTTGGCCATTGTTGACCCGACATACCCACTTGGTCCGTCGTTGTGGCCGATAAGTTTTATCCCATCAGGATATTGGGCAAATTCCAGCGATTCCTGGCCCGATTGTAAAAGGTACCGGTCATGTCTCCGCCCAAACCTTTCAGCTGGAATTGATCGCAACTTGGCATTATCAGCATCCGACAACTCAACCCATGGCGACAGATTCTCAGCGAACGCAATAGCGCCATCATCATCTACTACAGCTTCTCCCCGCACTGGGGACACTTCTTCTTCCTTCCCGCGCTCTTCTTCTTGCACTTCGGACAAACCAATTTGAACACCTCCTTTGTTGGGGGCTGAGGGCTGGGGGCTGGGGACTGAATCAGCTTCTATTTCATCGGCAGGCTGCACCATGGGCATTCCTGCGCCTGGCTGTCCATCCAGTTCCGGCACCGGCGGCACTGTTTCGGTGGCTTTCTTTTCACCGGCTCTCTCGGTTCCGGCTTCTCCGGCCATTCCTGTTTCTTGGCCATGTGCGGCCCCTTTCGGTATCAGTTTTTCCTGTCTCTGGCGGACCTGCTCCAGGGTTTTTTGCAGCCGTTCTCTTGCTTTCGGGTCCTTTGTCGTGCGGAGCTTCTGCGTAATGTGCTCTTTCTGCCTTTCCGCGAAACGCCAGCCATCGTATTGCTTTACGAAACCGGCGATATCCTCATTCGGCCAACCTTCAAGGTCTATCCCGGCCTTCTCCGCGTACATCTCCGCTTTCTTTCGCTCTCCTTCGGAAAGCGTTATTTGCCGCTTCTCCCCTTGCCCCCGCACTTCTTCCTGTGTTTTCTCACTTTGCGCCCCCTTCTTTTCGTCAGCAAACGGGACCGGATTTTCCCGCTCGAATTCCAGCGCAGCTTCTACCAACCGCCGCTGCACATCTCCCAGCTTTTTACCTTCCAGGAAGTTGCCGATCGCTTTACCCACTTCCGCCGGGGTGGTCTTGCCCCACGTATTCAGCCACGGAAATAGCTGCTCCTTGTTGCTCCTCCCGTTATCAACCGAACCGCGCTCCCAGTAATCGGCGCGGAGTTGCGCCATGCGCAGCGCATCACGGTCCGCATCGGTAACGGTAGAAAGGATGTCGTTTTCAACATCAGGGGCTGGAGATATGTTTTCCGGAGACCTCCATCCTTTCGAAAGCCTGTCGGCTACTTCCTCCGGTTTTACGACCTCTGCTTTGCCCGTTTCCGGATTGACGAGTTGAACATTGGCGTACTTCGGCTTGGAATCAGGCATCGACGGGGTTGCGGTCGACTTTCGGTATTCATCAATAAGGCGCTGGTTGTAAGTATTCTGAGCTTCCTGCGTCTGCCGCATCAACTGAGTTTTCCCGGCCGCAATTTGCTGTTGCGCCCAGTCCCGGGCATCGTCCAGTACCAGTTCGTCGGTCGTGCGCGTCGGCTCTATTATCGGGACAACCTCGCCGATATTGGGGACGGTCCCTATCGGAGAAATCGGCGCCGCCGTTACATCTCCGATTGAAGGAATCGCGGCAGTACCGGCTTCCGCTGCCCTGGTCAACGGACCCTTCGGGGCCTCCGGAATGACCGGCTGCTCTGCGGCCTCTGCCGCTGTAACCGGGTGCGGCGGTTCTTCCGCCGCTTTCCAGGGATCTATCTCAGGGGCTGGGGGCTGGGGGCTGGAGGTCTCTTCTTCGGCGCCCGTTCCTCGCTCCGTTTTACCCGACATCACCCCACCGACACCGCCGAAGGCCACGCCTCCAAGCGCACCGGCAGCGGCAGAATTGAGCACACGACTGCGCGCATCCTCGCCGAACATATCGTAGGACGGATCCACCGCCTTGCGGTTGATTATGGCGAGTATTTCCTGCGTCGCTTCCTGCCCGGCTTCCTGGGGAATGGTCTTGCCCAGTTCGACGCCCACCCTCTTGAGGATATTTCCCTTCATCGCCTGACGGGCCGGGTTCGTGAAAACGTCAATCAACTCAGCTTCGCCGCCCAGCAATTCGGAAAGTCCCGAAAGGGTGCCGAATACCGCCGCGGAATAGGGGTTGTCCTTCCCCTCCTGCATCCCTTCTCCCCACATGCCGCCCGCCTCGATAGGTGCCGTTCCGGCGACGATACCGGCCTTGGTGCCCAGGTTCCGCATCAAGGCCTTGGCAGGAAGAGATTCCACCGCTTTCTTGGCTGCCTCTTTCGCAACCTGGCGTTCCATGCCGTCTTTGACATACTCACGGGCCAGCTTGCGCATCATGGACTTGGCGGCCTGTTTGCCCACAAGCCCTGTCACAGCCCCGCCGATCGTACCTTCCGGGCCTATGGCTGAGCCGACAATCGCGCCGGCGGCCGATGTTACCGCCGCCTCTCCGATGGACGGCACCAGACTGCCGAAGGTACCGGCGGCCCAGTCACCCACGTCACCGATGCTCTTGATATCCTCAATGTTCTGGACGCGGCCCGCATACTTGGACGCCTCGGCCTCATGCTCCTGAAAGCCCTCATATCCCCAGTCGCGCAGGGCATCTATCCCGAGGCCGGAACCGATAAGACCGGCAGCGCCGTACCCGGCGCTCTTCAATCCCTCCATGCCGCGCTTCACGCCCTTGACGAATTCCCCCTCTTCCGCAACCGGCTCGGGAGGAGGGGTGTACGGGGCAACCGGCTCCTTGAGAATGCTTTTCACCGCATCAGACGCGTCAACATTCAAAAAATCAGGAACATCGTAATCGTATACGCCCATTATGAGACCCCCAGTTCGTCGACGGGTTTATTTGCCGTTTTCGGAAAACGGTCCATGTTAGGGATATCCTCGTACAGCTTGATACCCTTGGCCTGTGAGGCCCGCTGCAGGTCGCCGACCGCTCGCGCCATGGCGTCAGCTTTCGGGTACCCGGCCTGGAGATATCGATTTATCAACGGCTCGAACATCGTGCGACTTACGCCGATTCCCATCCGTCCAGGATTTGCCGGGTTGAAATAGATTGCATAGTCGTTGTCCGGATCGTCCGCCATGGCGAATTTTTTAGCCAGGTCCATGTGTTTACCAGCCCACTCCTGGGGGAGAGCCCGGTCCTTGAACAGGTTGAAGTATTTGTTCACGGCCTCCTTGCGGTCCTTTGCACCTTCTTTCGCCTGCGTCTGCTTTATCCCCTCCGGGCTGATGGCAAACTGGTTCACCGCCGCGTCGGATAGTTCTTTTTTCGTTTTCGCCTCTATCAGTGGCGCGTTGATGGCCAGCGCCTTGTTTTGGTAATCCGCGTCATTGGCTTCTTTCTGTGCCGCTACATCAACCATCGCCCCGCGCTGGTCCAGGTCCTGCTGTCCCTGTCGGAACGCGATGGATTGACGCGCGGCGGCCGGGCTCATGACACCGATACCGGAGAGGTTGAGATCATCCTGTACCCCTTGAATTCTCTTCACCTCCCGGTCCATAGCCCCGATAGCCGGGTCCGCGGGGGCATCAATCGCGGGGACGCCATTACCCTTGGTCATTACATAGCCGCCGCTCGTCTTCAGAGGGTCGCGTTTGCCTCCGATATCCTGGTAGTTGATACGTTTGCCGTCCACCATGGCATAGCCGCCGCCGTCAATCGGCTGAACCTTCGGCGGTTGCGTGGTTGGTGCCGAGGTCGCCGCAGGTGGAGAAGGTGGAGTACCTGCCGACTTTTCCACCGCTGCATTTACTTCCGGATTCCCGCCGAGAGCGCCGATTCCCGAGGTTTGCGCTACATTAGCCAACGGTTTGGGTATCTCGGCTGCCTGGGCCTCAGAAACAACCGAGGGAATTGCCGTTTTCTTCGGAGCCTGTGTCTGCACCGTTGCCTGTGCCGCCGCTGTATTGGCAGGGTCCAGCGCAGGATCCCAATGGGCATAGAATGGCTTCCCCTCATTCGAGCCGATGGACAGAAAATCACCGATTCCTTTGCGCAGTGCACGGCCGGTCCTGAGGTTGCTGTTGGCGATACCTCCAACCGCCGCGCCCATCAATCCTTTCACCCCGCCGGTAAAGGTAGACGTGTCGGCAATCCTTGTCGGGTCGGTTTCATACGGGGCATCTATCGCGGGTATTTTCTGTCTTACCATCTCTCCACCCCCTTCTATGGTTGGTGTTCAATATATTGTTGAACATTATAATTACTCTTTCTCTTGCGTGGCAAGGAAATACGACCCACCATACACCAGGAAGAAACCTGCCAGGAGCGCAATCATGCCGACGAGCCCGAGAGCGGGCGACAGCCCGGCCCACCAGCGCACGGCCCACAGAGTCCCGATCGCAGTCATGGTAATTGCCGCCGACACCCATGCTCCGGTACACAACCGGCAATCAATCGGATGCCGTCTGTCACCTGGCGGACCTTTGATGAGCCACACGGTCCGCATCCGAAAGCGGCACCGGAAATAGGTGAACAGGTGCCCCTTCACCAGCACCGCTGTAATGATGTAAGTGGCGAATACGGAAACCAGCAGATACATCGCGTAGATGACAAGCACTGTCGTCATATCAACCCCACCGGATAGAATTTCGGGTCTGCCGAGAAATACGGGAACAGTTGCATAAGGTCGCCGTCGTCAAGATGATTGTAGTTACTACCGGCCAGCGTCAGCGAGTAGAACACCCGGCCCTCGTGGTCGACGGCGATTGATGCGCAGGGAGTCGAGTCGGAGAATATGCCGGGGTTGGTTATTGCCTCAGTGCCGGGGTCCGGAGCGGCCAGATAGTACGTCAGGTACCTCTCGGCTGCCATGGCTGCATCGGCGGCTGAATTGAGAATGCCCATATTCCGGCACCATTCCGGCCAGTAAAAATCATCTCCCCCGTCTTCCTCGATGCGCTGACTCCCTCCAGGCGGAGGCCCACCTTCGTGGTAGTCGTAGAATCCATGTGCCTTGATGTCATCGCAATTCAACCACGGGGTAGCTTCCGATGGAGGATTGGGGAAAACCAGGATCAAGGGATTGCCTGTAGAGTAGAGCGGTATTGCCTCAACCGTGGTTTTAAGGACGGTCTTGACCCCTGCCAAAACAACGTATTGCGTTGTTGTCCTCTGGATTGAGCAGTCATTTATTACAAACTTGTGATACCAATGAATACCCCACGTCTCCTTGAATCCGCACATCTCCCCGGTATCAGAAAACGTGAGCACGTCCTTGACTTCGGTAAAGACGCCGTTGTGATACCTGGTGTCGATAAAATGAGCCAGGGTGGTGATGTAGGTATACGATTCCGATACGCTGCCGTTTGCGTCGTTTGTCACATCGCCACACTGGAAGAAGTTGCCGTCTTCATCCTTCATCAGAAACCCGTCATCCAATGACCATGAATCATCAACGGAGATACTGAAATTGCGCTGTTGAGAGACAACCACGATTTCCGTTTCTCCAAACATGAACGAAATCTTGTTATTGCGGGTCTGCGAAACGGCCTGGTCGGAACTCCCTCCCGTGAGCCAGTTTTGTTTTTTGCCGCATGTATAATGGGAACCTTCGCAGGTCTGGACCGTCATCGCACCTTGCCTCCGCCGCAGCATCTCTTTTGAGGAGGCGGTTCAGGTGGGCGTATCGCCTCCCGGGATTCCGGAACGGGTAGAGTGGGCAATTGCTTGCTTGTTACGAGCCTCATGTACGCATCCATAGGATCATCGTTCGGGAAGCGTCGCACGGCAACCATTGCAATTCCCATTTTCTGTGCGTATTCCAGTATGGGAAGCGGTTCAATACCTTCCTTCAGGCATGATTCGCAAAACTCCTCATAATCACACGGATCGCTGAGAGAAAGGGCTATCTCCAGCCTTTTCGCTCCTTCGGACATCATGGGCACACCCACTTTCTACGGGATATACAGAACAGCTTGTAATATGCATCGTATGACGTACCCTGCCGCGAACCGGGGCAGCATGAAGTCGACCCGGCATAATGCGTCGTCCCGGAATAGGTGTAATCCTCGCCAGGTCCGCGCGAATAATCCGTTCCGCCGCCAGTCACAGATCGGCAACCGGGGCAACTCGGTTCACTGGAGGTGGGAAAATCGGTCGTGAACGTGGTTACGGTGATGTTCATGTCGGTGCCTTGGAAATATGAATATTCATATTCCCCTGAAACAACGACGGTATACACGCCACTGTTTAACGTGGAAAGGTCAGGGCCATATTCGTATCCATCCGTCACCCACATGCCCGACGGCAACCGAACTTTCTTGCTCCCGGATAACTCGAAACCTCCACCGGAAACAGTCGCCGTAATCGTTTCAGTTCCACATCCGGTTATCGATGTTATCTTCCCGTTGACTATGGTGCCGCCGGTGAACGACCACTCAATTTCGTATTCATCGCACGGGATGAATCCCTCCAAACCCGCGATGGTATAGTCATATTCCGCGCCAACCGTGGCCGCATCAGGCCCGGTAACGGTCAACAGGTTGGGAGGTGTGCCGGAATACATGATAGGAAGATCGTCGTAATCTTCATCACTGGCGCCTGTGTGCACCGACCCCTCGTCAAAAGATAGTGTCAGAGATATGTTTTGGAGAATGGTATCGGAGTAATCCCTGAACACGGGCCACGAACCGGTTTTCGTGACCCCCCAATTGTTCGATCCGGTGTATTCATTGGTCTGTGTCCCGCTTCCCGAGTCCAGGTTTTCAACGGAAACACTGGTGAGATCCTCGGCAATGGTCAGTTTGCGGTTACCACTCACCGCCACCCGCCCTGTTGAATCGAAGAACCACGGCACTGTCGGGCGGGAGGTCGACTGCCACCCTATCCTTGTATCGCCGATATATACCTCATCATAGAAGCCACCTGTCCCGCCGTCCGGATTCGGAGTGCCCGTATAGTCAACGCCCACCACACAAACAAGGGAACCTCCGACCAGTGCTGCGCCCAATACCTTGTAGCCTGGAAGGAACTCCTTGACTGCATCGCCACCCTGGTAGACCAAATTGCGGTACGGTGTGTAATAATCGTGTTCCGGGTCGGCTCCGTCCCATTCGGTGAACCCGGGAAACGACAGAAGACGGTCCATGGCAAACTGCCGTCCTGCCGGGCCTCGCCACGATACCGCTTCCCCATCCGGCCCCACCCAATCGAGGTTGCCATAGTTCTCTACCTCCGACGAAACCTCCCACCCTTCGCCATTCCACGTCAACACGCGGCTGCCGTGATCGTCGTCTACGAGCGGGTATTGATAGGTCGGGGTGATTGCCACTCCGCCTGATTTCGCCCCGCCGGGATTGGTGGTGTCCCGAGGGTGGCAGATAAAGCCGCTTTCGCCCTCGGTGATACGGATGAGGTGACCGTACTTCGACGCCCTGATGTAGATTTCGATGCCGCCGGTGGGGTAGATGTAACCCGACAATATCGGCGCTCCGGTTGCCAATCGGTCTCGTTCCAGCCCAGCCAACTGCTGACGGGCATACCCAAGGTATTCATGCCCGCCGAGTATCTGCTCTTTTACCGGGATTACGCCGGTATTCTGTGTTTGTTGTCCGGGATTGAGAATGTCCACAATGCCGTTACTCCATCATCGTCATAAATAGTTACCGAGAGTCCGTCATTGGCTATTATGGCCTTGTTGGTCTGCATCTTTCTGGACAGCCTCGCCTCATCCCTCGCGGCGGTAATGATACTTACCTGCTCGGCAGTGAGGCCGGGCTCCGCCGTGAGGTGCTGGAGATTGTCAATCAGGAGCGCCCTGGCGTTCGTCAGCCTGCCGAGAAGCGTCTGCATGTCGGTATTGGTTGAGAGAGACGATAGGGCCGTGGTGATGGCGTCAATCTCGGTGTCCAGTCGGGCCAGCCCATAGGTAGCGTTCTGCAGCGCGGTAAGAATAGCCGTTATAGATACGTTGTCCGGGGCTGTATAGTTGGAGGCCAGTAGCGGAGCCGTTGGAATCCCTGAGACCGGAGCATCCAGGTTGTTCAGCCGTGCGTCTGCCGCAAGAAGCGGAGTTGTCGGTATTGCGTTCACGCTCGCCTGAGAGGCCGCCGTCTTGGCCGCATCATAGGCCGCAGTCAGCGCGTAGCCGGTCTTATCCCCGACTACCTTGGCATCAACTTTGAGGGTTGTCGAGAGGTCTTGAGCATCGGCGGAGATAAGAGCCTTACTGTCGCTACCAAGCACCCAGTCCCGGAGCTTGGCCCCAAAGGTATTGACAAGAATCCCGGCCGCGGCTGTGGCCTGGTTCCAGATTGCCAGAATCCCGGAAGTCGATAGGCTGTAGCCGGTCTTGTCGTTGTTGGTTCCGACAGTGACCGCGGCCGTAACGCTCGCCACCGAACCCGCCACATTGCCGCCTATGGAGCCGAGCACAGAATCAACCGGGCCGCCCGCATACGTTGAACGGGAGGATACGGCAGCATCGAGGTTTGCCAGTTTGGTGCTGTTGGCGTCCATCTCTGCCCGTATTTCCGCAACCGTCGGAGGGGTGACGGATTCCGACAAGGTAGAGTCCATGGCCGTGGTATCACAGGCGAGAACCTCGCCGGTTGATACTATAACCGCTTCCTGGATGAACGGCCCGCCCGTCGGAACCGGGACATCCACCGTATATAGGCTGGTCCCATCACCGTTGGCCGACTCGGAATAGTTGAGGCGTGTATCCGTGCTCTGGCTGTTAACCCATTGCAATGCCGTGAAATCCCAATACTGGCGCAGGGAATTGCGGAGACGGACCACGGGAGCAACGCCGGATTCGTATGTGAAGAAGGAGAGCATGTTATTACCAGCCTAAAGATAGTCTATGACCATGTTTGCCGCTCCCGACTTCAACCTTTTAACTGTCAATGTCTGTTTACCAGATGGGTAGTCTTTGCTAACCAGATAGTCAGTTCTTGGTATTAGACATTGATAGGATGAGGCCGAGTTTAAACTTAACTCAGCAATCGTAACGTAACTGCCACTAATTCCGGCAGTGATTGTTATTCTGTAATATTTGTAACTACCTGGAGATGCTATATTATAAGTATTAATAATACCCCATGACGTGATATTGTTTTGACTATCAAGATTTGTCCAGTCTGTGTTATTAAGACTGCCCTCAAGTGTCCATGTTTTTGGTGCCAGGTCAGTTCGTGCTCTAGAATCTATTGTATAACTGCAAATCTTGACTGTATAACCGAAGTCGTATTTCAACCATGCTGGGAACGCCGTCGCCATCCACGAAGTAGAACTACTCTTGTCTAATGCTTTAAAAGCATCATAGGTGCTGCCATTGGTAGTGCTGGCTGAAACAGTACCGGATGGGGCCGTATTACTGGTCATGGTCGGAGTCTGGTTGCTCCCGGCAGTGTATTCACTGACCCCCAAAACCGTTAACCCCTCCACTGTAGTACTTGCGTTCTGAGCAAGAGAAACTGGGCCTGCCTGGCTGATTGCGTCTTTAGCTTTCGCGAACCCAATAAAGATGCCTTCATTCATTATAGGTTCCCCGCCCTGGTAATGCAGACATTGAATGTTTCGGCATTATGGGTAGATGCCTTGATGCTCCACCCATTTGCCAGTATTAGGGCCAAATTGCTGAGTGGGTACGACCATACTGCGGTGGTGGTGGACGGTGTTGTTGCCGTAACCAGTATCTCTTTGAAAAGCATGGTATTTGCACCGTCATACAAAAACAACCTTACTACTCCGGCCGTCACGGTGCCGGCCGCAACGATGGAGATATCATCCACGCGGGTCCCGTTACTGCCAGCCGTCAAAACCGTGACAAGTGTCCCTGTTCCGTCCCTGTTGGTATTCGCTGCGCTGATTTGCGCCATTGCGGTCACTGGAACAGATGCATATTGCGCCGCCGAACTCATATAATTCCCCTATCTTGCAAGAGATAATCAGGGCATGATCCACCCCCGGGCCACTCCCCACCATCCCAGGTCGGCTCTCCGCCCGACTCCCCGATTTTGGCAAGGCTCGCCACGTTCGTGTGAGTATGCTCGTTTTCTGCCGTTGCCGCACCGATATCAGAAGGTGACAGCGCATCGCTCCCGCCGGTCGCATGGCTCGTTTTATGAGCAGACGGCGTGAACGACGTAAGAAACTCCCACGCCCCATTGACCCGCCCGAGCACCTTCCCATCAGCCGTACCAAACAGCTTCTTGATGTCGGTTATCCATTTGGGCAGAGCAAACATCAGTAGTCCTTGATATTTTTCTGGTCGTCAGCGGAGACCACGAAGGTTTTGGCGAAATACACCTTGCCGGTCGAGGCGTTCTTGACCTGGACGGTCACCTCCGCCCCCTTGTCCGGCGTTAACGTGAACTGTCCGTTGGCGTCCACCGTGGTTGTCCGGGTCACCGGCTCCAGGATGACGCCGTTCACGAGCTGGTCCCGGCCCATGGTCATCTCCACGGTGTCGCCCTGGCTCCAGGTGGCGGCGCCGAACTCCTTGGCTGAACCGTACAGGCTTTGCAGGGCCGGGTTGCTCGGCAGGGGGGGGAGAAACGCGCCGGAGAACGACTCGATCCCGCCCGCGCTCTTGGTCTTGATGAGCTGGTAGCGGGACGTATCGGCGGCCGCCAACTCCCAGGAGTACAGTTCCGTCTCTGCGTCATAGGTGAGGTTGGCGATCAGTTCCTCGCCAATCTGGGAAAACAGGGTGCCAAACTCCGAATCGTACCAGACCACGGAGACCGGGGTATCCTCCCCTGCGGCCGGTGCTGGAATCTGGAATTGAATAGTGGCGGACATGGCGCCTCCTACTGGAATGAAAGGTTGGAAACGGACGGCGGATACGATGTTGCAACGAGAAGTCGAGCCGTCGTGGGTGCGGTCGGGAACCTGGCCGAAACCAGATATGACACCGCGTTAACTCCGGCCGTCCTGGTCACCCCGAGATAGCCGGCGCCGAAGGGTCGTGCCGGATACCGGGCAACATCGGAGAACGAAAGGAGCGTCACGGCCGCAGGTCTCCGGGCGTAAGCTATACTCCTGGCTCCTGCGGGAGGGTTGGAGGTAACCGCAACGAAACCGCCCTCTCCGAGCCAATCAGGCAGTATTCCCATGTCAGGTCTTCTTTGACTGGATGGTGCTGACCATCTGTGCGCAGGAAATAATCAGCCCTTTGTAGTATTCGGCTTGCTGCATTGCCGAATGCATCCGCACGGTATTTTCGCTTACGAGTTGCTGTATATTCGCCTTGCCGCGTTCCGTGAGCTGGTCCGCCGTCTTGGCCCACTTTTCAACCTGCGCCCTGGCCTCTTCCACGGCGGCGCGCAACAGGTGCTCATTGTTTTTGATCCCGACATCGGCCTTTGCCGCGGCAAGGGTTGTCGCTGCCCTGACGCGTATTTCCTCGCCCTCGGAGAGACCCTTGAACACTTCAAGATTTACCTGCCGGTCAGTCATGAGGCGGGTCTTGTAGATGTCGTAATCGCCGAGGATCTTCCGCAACTCCGTCTCAACCCGGGTCTGCTCCGCGCCAAGGAGTGATTTGAACTCATCCAGGATGAGGCCCTGCAGAGAGTAGTACAGGCCCCATATACTCTTCTGGAGGTCCGACTTTATCTGAGTCAACTGCACCCCTGCATTCAGCCCGTTCATGGCTGTCTGGTGCGCCCGCTCGGCCATCAGCGCCAGGATTTCACTGCTGCGGTTATCGTAGGTGTCCTGATACTTATTCCGGTGCTCGGCCTCCGCCGCCTCGGTGAGGGAGTTCGAGCGCGGCCAACCTGACATGGAGTTTTCTTGGCGCACTCTGAGAAGCACGTCATCGAGGGTCTGGAGATCGCGCGACCTCATATTGTTCATCAGTGCCGTCTGTACCGCATCGCTGATACCGGGGCCGCCGCTGTCGATGAATGTCAGCACCTTCGCCGCCAGCTCCGCTATCTCGCCGCTCACGGCTGAAGGGTCATAGGAATCGGGAGAGAAACCGGCAAGTGCGGCGTTCGCCTCTGTCATGTCGAACGGGTCGATGGTCGTTTCCGTGGGAGGCGTAATGGTCGCATCAAACGACGGAGCAGTAGGTGAGGCAAACGGAGTAACCGTGTCCATGGTGACGTTCGCCGGGGTATAGTTCACCATCTGGTCCGAATCATCGTATGTCGGGAGTGGATTGAAGGTGAAGAAGTCGACGTATCCCTCCGCGATGTTCTCCAGGTCGCCAACCGCGGACTCCGCCGCACCAATGACATCCGTTAATTTTCCCTGGACATATGTGGTAAAGCTGTCGATGTCAGCCATTTACCTCACCTTCCTTTTCGTCGGCAGAACATCCAATTCTGCTTGCTGGAGATAGAAATCGCACCCGTCCACGTTTCTCCAGGAAATCTGAGCCTGTCCGCCCGAGATGCCCTGAGCCAGTTTTCTCAGCTTCCGGTGAATCCCCTCCCGTCCCTTGGCGAAGGTGACCGGGTAGGAACAGGGAGCCTGCTCGTCAACCGCCAGAGAGAATTCCATTTCCCCTTCACAACGGCCCGACAGATACGCATACGGGAAATACTTGATGAAATCGCTTCCGCATGACGAAACCCCGCTGGTGCCTGACGCTTCGATTGCGGTCCCGTCATCGGTTTTCCCGGTAATTTCGTATATGCCATTCGAATTACAACCGAAAAATCTTCCCTTGTGACACACGACGGACCGGAAATTGTATCCGGTATACCTCGCAGCGCCCTGGGACTTTACATTCACCACCTCTCCGTGAAACGCGCCGGCAGCCGTCCTTAACACCGCCAGGTAATGGCGCATGCCGTTCAGTTCGCGTAACACCGCGGTACCGGCCGTGAACGTTCCCGGGCGAACCTTTGCCTCAGTAGAAATAAGCATCCCGCCGGGCAATCCGTAGCAGTAACCCATCTCAGTGGCGAACATGACGGCTTCTTTTCCCGGAACATCCTTCAGTCCTGTCATATTCACCTTGATTGGAACCCCTGTGCCCGGTAGCGCCGGATAGTTAAACGCGGTATCGACCGCACCAGGTTGCAACCATTGAGGTAGACCATGACCGGCAATAAATTTCACGCATTTATCCGTAGACACATACAACCCGTCATCAACCGGCATAATTTCTATGGCCGGGCCGCCGAGAGGGAAATAGCAACTGTTCCTGTCCATCTCGTCTACGCTCTCCGGATCCGTGGCGACAAACCCGTCATCCTGGCCGACAAGGAGATGCATCTTGAATCTGGCGAAACTCCTTCCCGCCGGCGTCTGGATTTTGGATGCACCCGACACCGCGGACAGTGCATAGTCTGCGCCCTGGTATATTTTGCGGATAAGCGTTCCGTCGCTGTAGACAATCAGCCCGTTTACGTCGCAATAGGCCATATCGGCCTCATCATCGACGGCGATATTCAGGAACGTGGAACCAAAGGTATCGGGATTGAACCGCTTCAGCGCCGTCCCCTCGTGGAACAGGATGATATCGTCATTTGCAAACATGCTCCGCACGTTACCGCTGTAACGCTTGAGGAATCCGGGCCGGAGCGAACACCCGCCGCCGTTGTCCGGGTCCGCGTTCACCAAGTCTTTCGCCTCAGTGAATATCAACTGCCGGATATTCGGGACCGGAGCGCCGACGTTGAGCGCATTGTCTACGTTGTTGCGGCCGTATTGCTTGTAGGTGATGGTGGGCATGCCAATCTCCTAGTAGTAGTCTTCCCCGTAACAACTCACACCAGGAACGCTGCCTGTAAACTCCATGGCCGCAAAAATGTCATACGGGTCGACGGGCCGCTTCCCGAATATCCGCTCGAATTCCGCCAGGTGGATATCTGAACGGTTTCTGTCGAACAGTTCCGAATTCTGATTGTTGAAGATTCTGTGTTTAATCCAGAGGATTAGATATTGATGCAGGCGGCTGTTTATCTCCGGTGAATCCTTGGACACCGTCATCTGATTTAGCGGTCCTCGTACCACTGTCAGATTGAGAAGACCGGCAGCCGTGGGTATTCGGTCAAATCGGATTTTCCCCGTGTCCATTCCTGTAACAAACGCTTTTACTTCTCCGGTCATGTCTTGCCAGCCTGGAAGCTGATCGTCCATGACGGTATGGCTTATCCTTACCAGCGGGTCGGTTGCGCCTGTCATCCTGCCCCTGAGAACCAGCATGATGCGAGGGTCGTAATCATAGACGGAAACACCGGCTATGATTGCGACCTGGCAAATCGCAGGCGTGGAGGAATCACGCAACAGACGGGACCGAAGGCACGCTTCCATCTCCGCCTCGTTGGCATAGGCCAGCATCTGTGACGGCTTAACCCGAAAGTCTCCTGGTGACGCTCCTGTCTCATCACATATTTCGTAACGTGTCAGTTCCTCGATTTCAGAGAATGTCATGGATTCCGTCCCTATTGTCGCGGGGAAGGGTCTTGCGCCTTCCCCGCGTTTTCATCGTACTACTACTGATTCTCAGGCGTCGGCTTCTCCGCTCACGTAGACGGTGCACACCGCCCAGTCAACGGCATTCGCCCCGCCCTGGCCCCACTGGAGTTTGTCGATATCGCGGAGTTCCTGGAAGCCCACGCCTTGCCGGTACCCGTAATCGTCTTCCTTACGGACAGTTGTTTTGGTACGTTGCGCCCAAGCGATACCCAAGGCTTGAGCTCCGCAAAGGAAGCAGGGGGCCACGTCGATACCATCAGCACCCACCCCGTCCAGCACCGGAATTTCCGGTATTTCACGCACGATTACACCGTCCCATACGATGGAGGTGGGGCCGGAGAACAAGGGATTCTTCTCGCTCCGCTCCAGGGCCTGATCCCAGTGCCCATTCGCCACCATCCAGGCGCGCAAGTCTCGGAAGGCAAACGATGGAACGAACATGACGAAGGTTTCCTCGTCTTCCCCATAGGTGTAAGGCCTGATGCCGTCGCCGTTGGCAGTGGTCGCGGTCTGCGCCATGCGTTTGGCGAGTTCGATGACAGGGCCAGTCAACTTGTCGTCAGTCGAATTGATATTTGCAAGACTGGCGGAGTGGTCGTTTCCGGAGTTGTTCGATTTAGCGGAACCGAACAGCACACGGTCGGCGTTATCCGTAAGCCAGGCGTCTTTCTGAACTTCCGTTGCGCTTGCGTACACCACGCCGTTTATCTTGTGCAGCGCGGTAATAATCCCATTCCGTAGGTAGCGCATGGCCAGGTCTTTCAGAGCAACCTTGCCCGCGTTCCGTACGTCGATTGGTGACGCCTGCTCTTCCAGGTTGTTTACGACGGTAGCATCCCTGACAACCTTGACGGTGATTTTGTGCCCGTCGTTGGGGAGCGCCTTCTCGTGACCTACCAGGTCGGTTGAACCGTCGTTCGGGCCTGCCGAAGCGTCCAGGGCGCCAATCAGGTTGATAGTGATTGCATCCCCTTTTTTCTTCGTCAGGTTTTCCTTGATTTGAATGATTGCGTTTTCGTCCGTCCCCATGTACCGTTTGAAGCGGTTACTGCGGACATACCCGGTAAAGAAATCGTCATCCCACTGGGAGACGCGTTCTGCTGTTGATATAGTTGTTTCACCCATGATGTAATCTCCTGGCGGGTAGTTATCCCGCAAAGGTCAATTACCTAGGCTTTGCTCCCCAGTATTGCCGCCATGGGGGTCGGCCCGGTAAAGGCTTTTTGTCGTTGTGTCCTCCCGGCGCTCCTGACTTCGGAAAATCCGCCTCTTGACAGTTTCCTTGTCACGTCTACGCCGGGCTCCCCTCTCTTCTCGTCCGTTTCACCCACGGAGGCGGTACTGATACCCATACGCTCCGCATATGCAGGCGCAAACCGCCTGACCGCCTTCTCAAGGGCTTCGTGCCTTGAATCACCTTTCTGAATCCTGCCGGTGATGTAGGTATTGATGTCATCGTTCAAATCCGCGTCGGCTTGCGGATGGTCCGGAGCCAGAAACGGAAACTCATCATGCAAGGCGGCATAGGTGGACCGGTAATCCGAATCGGCCTTTTCCCGGCTGGTCATGGTGCGCTGCGCCTCATTCAACATGGCAATGCGCACTTCTTCCATCTTGTCTTCCAGTTCTTCGACAAGTTTCGCCGTTTCCTCGTCCTCGGGATCGAGAACCGAGTCTTGAAGCGCCGTTCTATACTGCTTGTTCAGGTCCCTCAGTTCCGCCCGGAGGTCCTTTTTCTCCGCCTTGGTCTCTCCTGTCTGTTCCGGTGAAGCTTGACTTTCCTGGGAGGCAAGCCGTTTTCTTTCGATTTCAAGCTCTCCCCATGCCAGGTCAAGTTCCGCCTCTTTCTTGCGGATCCGCTCGCGCTCCTTTGTGAGGGCGGCAAGCTCATCCTTTGCATCGGTTTTCGTCTCAGCGGCGACCTGAGTTGTTTCGCCCGTAATATCCTGCTCTTTATCCGATGCAGTGTTCTCGACTGTTTCGGCTGTTTCCGCCGTAGTTACGGTTTCTGTTTCTCCTGAAGGTGGGTTCAGAATGTCGTTCATGTCTTGCATCGTACTGCTCCTTTCCGCGTCCCTTTGGTTTCCCCGGTGGACGACACCCGCCCGATTATCGGCGGCGACCCTTTATGGTTTGTCTCTTTGAGCTTTTCATTGCTCCTGGATGTAGATTGTTTTGGTGGCCGAACTGTTGCCAGTGAACACAATGCTTGAGACTTTGACTCCCACCCCGGTTCGAGTGCCGAGGCCAAATGGTCCCTCATTGGCGTTTGCGGCAACAGGATAGGCAGTCCCGGTGCCGTTAATCTTGTAGCTTATCGCCGCGGACGGTTGGAACCTCACCTTTTTGGCCCCAGATGTCGGTGTATAGGTGACATCGGCCTTGGTGTGGGACAGTGATGTGTTGCTCGTTGGCGTAAAGATATCCGCCATCACCGCCCCTTTTCCGTCCTTGTGAACATTTCCCGCAAAAATTGCCGGGACGCAAACAACTACGAGAATTGCCAATACTGCCATGATGAATCCTGCTTTCTTCATTGTTTTCTCTCCTTTTCCTGTTTTTTTGTGGCTACACCACTCCGTCATTCCTTTGTGTCTCAATCCCGTGCATCATCCCCTCACCAGGGCCTACCGGTTGCGGCGGAAACATGGGAGAGGTGTTTTTCCGTTCCGGTTCATAGCCGATCCTGGTCACCTGCGCCGGCGCGTTTAAACCTTGCGGGTAGATAGGCGGTTTGTTCTGGTCCTCGAATCCCGCCGAAAGCGCTATCTGGTCCGCAACCCGGGTCGTCCCAGGAGGGGCCGTGGTAGCAACCTGCGCCGTCTGCATCGCCGAATACAGCGCCTCCATCAGCTTCACGACCTTCACCGAATGTGACTGTGCGGCATCTTCCCGTATCTTCTCCGTCTCCGCGTTTGTCATATCGATTTTGGCCTGAAGCAGCGCCGCTTGCAGTTCCGCCATCTTCGCCTGTAACCCGGCAGAGGCCCTGGCCTGCGGGTCCTCACTACCACCACGCAGCCTGTCCAGGAACTTCTTCTTGTTTCTAAGCGATGAAGACTCCACCAGCATTTCAAAGGCAACCGGCTTCATGTGTTCCGGAAGATATGGATAAATGCCTGTCAGGGCCTCGAACTGTTCCTGCATGGCATTCACCACGTCGGGGACTTCCACAATCTTGAAATCCACATCGATTTCCGCGATGTTGTTCCTGGTACCAACCTTGACATTCAGCCTCGGATCGCCCTCCATTCCTGGCGGCAGCACACCACTGTTCTCTTCCGCCAATTTCTCACCGAATGTGACCGGTACGTTCAGGCCTATCCACTTCGGAGCGTCTTCATCGCCCGTAACCCGGATCCACCTCTCACTGGTCCAGAACTGTTTGATGCGGTTCCAGACGGCCCGGCACACTTGGTTGTCGAACTGGGAAATGGCCTCGAAGAGCGGTTTCAGTTCCGTACTGGAGCCTTGTTGCAGCTTTCCTATAGCCCTGCCAGAAATGTCTCGCGCCTCCGCTCCAGCCAAGGCTGCATGGACACCAACGGAATCAATTTCCTGCTTCGCTTCCTGCAGCAATCTGAATTGAGCCTCTGCCTGGTCCATGGTCGGAAGTACACCGAAATCCTTGCCGTACTCCCCCTTATCGAATTTCAGGTGGCCATCGGGCTTGGCCAGTTCCGTCTTAAGTTTCTGGACATCTTCCGTAGCGCCTGACGAGCTGTAGGTCTGCCGTACCGAAACGAGATGCAGGTGCTTGCTGCTTCTCTTGTTGATTTCATCCTGGGTATCCAGCCAAGGCTTGACATATCCATAGCTATTGCCCTCGCGGTCGACGTGAGCGCTTTGCAGGATAATCGACCACTCTGGAACTCCCTCTTCATCCAGATACGGAGAGGGCTCAGGATCCGCAAGAAAACCGCCCCGCGTGAATTCGAACACCCATACCTCGCCACCGCGCATAACCTCCATCTTCACAACACGAATGCGCTTTCGTCTGGCATCGGCCCATCGAACACGAGGAGCATCGTCGTACGTGCTGGATAGCACTCCTTCCCTGCTCAACGTCGCGGACAGGATATCCTCCCGGTCTTCATACCGGTCCAATGCCTGGTCGTAATCCATCCAGGCCACGGCATACCGGTACAACGTATCGGAGTGATCCTTTTCACGGCTGTGAGGGTCCCGACCCAGCCGGTCCCAATGATAGCGCTTGATGCAGATATCAACCACGCCTTTGCGGCCAATCTTGCAGTAGACCTCAACCCCGCCGGTCCCCTCGATGAGCAGGTTCTCGAACACGTCGGATTTGGTCTTTGAAAACTTCGTCTTGTCGTAAACGTACCGGACCGCATCGGTCGCGGTCTGAGCTGCGTTCTCATCGCCCGGAGTGGTAGGAGATGCCTCCGGGTCGGTCCTGGTTTCGAGTTCCACCCCTTTCAGGAAATCTACCTTGGGCTTGATTCGATTCTTGGTGATAACCGGCTGTTTATTCTTTCGAATCTTGGCCGCCTCTTGAGCGGTGTATTGCTTGTGGTCGTAATAGTCCCGACACTTCTCAGCCACATTGCGGGAATCCAGCGACAACTCTTCTGCCTCTTCGAAATAGGCAATCGCCTGTGTGAGCGTTATTGCGTTTTCAGGCATTGGCTGTCTCCTTTTCGAGCCTACGCTGTTTTCCAGTCGTCATCGAATTCATCATCCTCTGAACCGTAATCCCTTCGTTCCTCTTTCGGTTCCTCCGGCACACTGGCGCCGACGATATCATCCAGCGCTCGACCAATCAGGCTGCAAACATCCACGCCGTCATCCTCCGCCCCGGCCGGGAACCTGGTCAGTTGTCGCAATAACCGATGAGCCCAGTCTTTCCCCGCCGGCAGGAAAACCTTTTTCATTGCCCAGCGGGATTGAAACGCCCTCGCCCTGGTCGGTTTATCGGTAATCGACGCCAGCCATTGAAAATCGCAGTAAATTTTCCGCTCCCGGCTGCGCTTCAAAAGGAACGGTTCAACGCTGCGCCTGATAACCCCCGACTCTCCATACCATGTCAACGGCTTGTGCCGCCTGATAAGGTCCAGCTCCTCCTCTATCCAAACATCTGATTGCGTCTGGCCGAACCACCAATCCAGGATGTACAGGTCATCGTTCGGGTCCACACCGAAAACCCCGTGTTCCGTGTGGTCGCCTCCGTCCGCCGTTACCGCGAAATCCGAAGCCCCGTAAATCCTGAGATGCTTCGGCCTTTGCTCATACCACTGGCAATCATCCGCCTTGAAGTAGCTTCCGCTGTCAGCGGCCGGAATCTGTTGATAAAGAGCATTCCACGTTCGCGCGACCCTCTTGAACTGCGCGAAGTGCTGTTCACTGAACCAGCCCGGCCAAAGGTACTCGCCAATCTCCCGACCAACCGGATCATCGTTGCGCTCGCACTGGGCCTGGATACAAATAACCCGCCACGTCTCTCCATCGCGGCAAACGATATCCCCGGACTCCCCCATCCAGTCACTCGGCAGGATCCGCCCGGCCAGGTCATTCTCATGCCAGCGGGTAGTGATAATCACCTGCCAACCGCCGGGCACCAGACGCGTCAGCAGATCGTCCTGGTATGCCTGATAGGTGCGGTCCCGGATAATCTTCGAGTCCGCTTCCTGCCTCCCCTTGAACGGGTCGTCAACAATCAACCCCTGGCAGCGCGAACCGGTTATCCCGCCCAAAATTCCGCAGGACATATACTCGCTGCCGTTGGTCAGCGCCCATTCATCCGCCGCGCTGGTCTCGGAGCACAGCCCACAATTGAATACCGGTTTGTAGGCCGGAGACCTGATGATTTGCCGGGCTCTTCGCCCCATCCGTTTCGCCAGGTCCGAACCGTAGGACGCCAGGATTATCTTCGTCCCCTCGAATTTACCCAGATAGAACGACGGGAAAACCACCGAGGTGTATGAACTCTTGGCCGACCCTGGCGGGAGCATCATCATCAACCGCTTGAGGCGTCCTTCGGCTACCTCGTTCAGCGCCTCCATCATAATCTTGTGATGGACGGCAACCGCCGTTTCCACCGGCTTGAAAAGCCATTCGTCGGGATCGTCCGACATCGGAGCGCCGGGTATCTCAATCGCCTGGGAGAAATCAACCAGGTGATTCCTGGCTCTCCGCCGGCGCAACAGTTCCCGGGCCGCCTCTTGCTGAGTAACGCCTATCATCCCCCCGCCGCAATCTTGGCCAGCATGTCGTCTGTCAGCTCGTACCGGTGCTCATGCTCCAGCGGTCCACCATCCTTGCCGGTCAGCTCCATCTTGTCCTTGTGCATGCCGGTAATGCGGGCCAATTCCACCGCCGACTGATGCCGGGTCGGTACCTTCAACAGAGTCCGCACTCCATCCTTCGACGAAACCTGCTCGAACTCCAGAATTGCCCTGGCCTCATCATCCAGGTCGTCATACGACTGGGCGGTTCGAACCTTGTTGAGCAAATCAATCCGATCCGTCGTCATGACCGTCCGGTGATACCCCATCACCAGCGCCCTGGCCTCCCGGCCAATCTCCTCCTGGACTTCGGCAACCCTGGCTTTAATGCTAGGTTTTGCTAGTAGTCTCGCTGACTCCGCGCGCGCAGTACCGTAGGTAGACTTCGGCTTTACGGCTTGGTACGCTTGAGTAGCAACACCAATCTCGACATACTTCCAGCAGAACCGCTCTTCCCACGGCTTCAGTGCTGCGGACGCGGAATCGTACCCCAGGTCTCCCGCCATTCCCGGCAGAACCGTTTGTCCTGGTACGCTTGTCTGTCCATCTGCACTACCTGCCACAATAAATCTCCTTAAACAAAAAACCCGCACCAATAGCCAATCATGGCCACATGGTGCGGGTCTCAGTTACCTTTCAGGTTTTGACTTACCGCTTTTTTATTTATACCGCTTCTGCATTACTACATCGGCTACCCTGCCATCAGACACATTCACCGTCAACTGGAGAAACGGAACATCGATAAATCCGAGAGCAGATAAACACTCTGTCAATTTTATCTTCCATTTCGGGTCCAATGGTTTCTCGGTCGACATCACCAACCTCCGAAATCTAATTACTACCACCCATACATCAAAGCTTTTCATTGTTCAATAAAATATTGAACAACTTTTTCACAACAACGCTCCGCGATACATCCTCATTCGCAGTAACTCCTGGCTCACCTCTTCAACCGCAACAGGCGGCGATCCCACAGCCGGAGGCACAGGTCGCCATTTAACCGGCTTCGTTTTCTTCTTGCACTTTCTGGGCAACTCCTCCCGTTCAGCACGGCTTCTCACGCCCTTTTGCAGCCCGCAACAGGTCTTGTCGCAATACTGGCGCTTTCTGAACTTGTAGGTCGTTTCTTCAGGCTTCATAACAAGGGGTTTCCTGCACCCGATGTATCCGCACAACCTAACGTCATCCATGGCCTACCCTCCTTGCACGCTGAGACGTTCCGAATTTCCTCTCCAACCGGCAAAAAAGCTCATCAACCTGACGCATTCTCACGTCCGGCGGAGTGTTATCAGGTTTGCGTTCCGGTTGCGGCAGTGAAGGCAGAGGCGGCAGTCGCACCTGCTCGGCAGCCTCTCGCAACTCCCCAGGCTTCGGGAAAAACGACTTGTGGCCGTAGTACCACTTCGCCCCGAGTTCCACCCGCTCGATAGTGAGATCCTGTAACGCCTCAAACCAATCCGCAAGTTCCTCCCGAGTCAACTCCCGGGGAACCTCCTCCCTGGTTGTACCACGCCCCTTGACCACCGGGTACTTCTTCGCCAACCAGTACATCACCGTCGCAAACCGAGCCTTATCCGCATCCCGCATCATTCACCCCCGCGAAATCCCTGCACGCCTGCCTGTTCGCCTCACGCACCCGCTCCGACTCAGACACCACTCCTCCTAGCGGTTCGGGCCCCGGACTTGCTCGCTCATTCGGTTGCAGCTTGCGGAACCAGCGCAGAACCAGCAGCCAAGGGTCCGCCCCAATCGTCACACCGCGGTACTTCGCCACCAGCTCCTCCAGCTCCAGATCGATATCCGCCTCCGGGAATGTTTCCCGGAGATAGCCCCGCTTTTCCTCCACACAATCCCGCAGTACCCGCTCCGTGTGGCTCATTTCCGCATGCCCGTCCGCCTGCCCCTGCGGGGGCTCCTCTGTCGGCTCTGTCGGTACTGACTGACTTGGGTTATTAGCAGGCGTCTTTTGTTCTCTCTTTTTCTCTTCTCTTCTCTTCTCTTCTCTATCGTGACTTGCCGTGTCTTTCTGTGACATCTCGTGACATCCGGCTTTCAGTTGTGACAAAGTGGCTTTTAGCTCCTCAATCTCTACCCGAATTTTGTCGCGTTCCCGCTGCTCACGTTTCCGTTTTGCCGCCGTGGGATCCTCGTTCTTGGGTTGTCGTTTCTCCCAGTTTTTCAGCCGTCCAGACGCGATAACCTCCTTTTCTTCCAACGCCCGATAAACCCGCTCCACCTCATCAGGTTCAATTTCTAAACAGGCCGCGTTCTCCTCAAAATCATAACCGTCCAGACTTCCTCGGTCTTGCCTCGTGGCCGCATGCTCGATAATAGACTGCCATACCCCCAGGACAATTACTCGCGGAACCTGAGCTTTTTTAGCAACCACGGTGAACTTTTTATCGTCCACCGTGCCGGTATACCATCGGAACCACTCGAAATACATCAGCGCCTCCTAAAACGTCACCACAAACGTCAACGCAGCGGCCGCCGCCCAATACACCACCTTCCGCCACTCGTGCAACCCCTGGCAGGCATAGGCGGCAGCTGCCAGCACATCCAGAATAATCAGGAGCGTCGGGAAAACCTTAGTGCTCATCATAATAGCCCCGTTCCCTGCACCCTGATATCACATGCTCTCTGGCCATCCCCACATCAGCCCCCAACCCCGAGAGGATACGGTTCATCGTCTCCGAACTCTGGCCAACATCCCACGTCTCACGCGATGCATGCTGAAAATTCCTCAGCAACAGCGCAAAACCCAACTCCAGGACCTCCGAGAAGAGATGCCACCATTGCCGCCATGGTGAATTGGAAGTGAAACGGGTCGGGGGAAATTGGAATATATTCAAATCGCTCACAGAATTCCCCCCTGCGCCGCCATGGCAATAATCTGACCGGCGGCCTCCGGAGGTGAAATACCGAGCTTCGCGGCAAACGCTACCAGCCACCGGCGGGCATCCTCGGCGAGACTCACCGGCAACTGGTCTCCGGTCGAGTCGATGAGCCTATCCAAGGGGCTGCGCACACTGGCCCCCTGAGTATACTGCGTGTAAATCATAGTCGTCTTGACATCGCCATGCCCCAAGAGCTTTTGCAGTTGCCGAATATCGACACCATCCTCCAGCATGTGGGTAGCAAAACTATGACGGAGACAATGGGGAGTAGCAGGGCGGCTAATACCGGCCGCTTTACGTGCGGCCCGGAATGCTTCCTGAACGGCGGTAACATGTACATGGCAACGTCCCTGCTTTCCGTCAGGAGCCGTAAACCGTGACGAGGCTGGAAAGAGATATTGCCAACCGAATTCTTTGGCGTAGGAGGGATATTTCTTCGCCAGGGCGCCGGGCAACTCAACCTCACCCCATCCTTCGGCCAAGTCTGAGTCATGGATGCGCTTAACCTCAGCGACTTGCGCTCTCAATGGCTCTATTTGCGACTTCGGGATAGCGACAATTCGGGAGGTGCCATGCTTGCTGTCATAGACGCTCAACTTCCCCGCAGAAAGGTCAACGTCCTTAACCCGCAACGACAGGCAGTCAACCTCAATCCTGAGTCCACAGCCATACATCAGGGAATTTATGGTCTTGTAGACGCCGAATGACTTATTGAGCAGGGCGGCAACTTCATCTCGGGTGAGAATTACGTATAGATGCTGTGAACGCTTCGCCCTGGCCGCATCTATCTTTCCGGGCTCGACTTTGAGGACATTGCGATAGAAAAAGAGCAGGGCGTTGAACGCCTGGTTCTGCGTGCTTTCCGAAACTTTCCGGTCCTGGGCCAGATATGTCAGATAATTCCGAATCGCCGCCTCAGCCACGTCCATGCAATGTGTGCGGTATTTCCAGACTATGAAATCAACGATCCATCCACGATAGACCTTTTTTGTGCTTTTCTTGGAATGATGAAGGGCAAATTCCTTATCCAATATTACTAACCAGTCAACCACATTCTGTCTTTTCAGGATTTCATTATCCCGTGAATACCTCATTTTGTTATTGGAATATTGAGAACTTGCCATATTCAAACCCTTTCGTATTATACAGTGTGGAGGCTGTATATTCATAAGTTATCCTCTTGCTGGTACGTACATTTTGATCCTGACCGGACCATTGCGCTTGTCGCCAGTTATGATGCCGTCAACGGTTCTCTTCTCCTTGGCGGTCAAGTTTCTCCACTTGGCAATGCAGTAGTCACCATACAGCAGCCCTATTGGGTCGGGTCCGCATGTGCTGCCGTATGAAATGCCTCGCTCCCGACACCATGCTTGTGCAGCGTAAAGCGCCTCGAAATCGCCAGATTGGTCAAAGATTATCTCTTCCATCCTGTTCCCCCACAACCATCATTCTAATTTCGGCTGCGTCGTAAAAAAGGGCCTCTATAGGATCGTTGCTGTCTTTCACCGGCTCCACGCCAGATGCAGCGAGCGCATAACAGAGGCGTTCAACGACATTAAGCAGCACAGGAGATGCCGCTATCAGTCGGCGGTTTGCCCCATTTTGCACACCATGACAGATGTATGTCACAGTCCCATCGGCATCATTGTTCTCGACGTAGATGTCTCCGGTGGGCTCAAACTCGCCAGTGTATCCGCCGATGGTGCGGCCATCGTCGCCAGCATCACACCATGTTTCCGGCTCCGTCCCGATGATCCACGGCCCTTCAGTAATTTTGCTCATGTGATTTACCTTTCTCGCTGGCTACCCAAACGGATAACCAGCGTTTGGACCGGGCAAGCCGGTCACACGCTAGCCGTTATAGCGCACGGCCAGCTTCGACCGTGCGCCACCGTTTACTTCCCTTCGGGGCGCTTATCCAGCCCCTTTTCTGCCAGCATTGCTTCTACATCATCTGCGTGCAGGCAGTCGCACAGACATGCTCCTGACACCGTGGCACTGCCGTTGCCATACGGGTGTATCGTAACAATTTGCCCGTTACAGAAATCATTCCCGGCTACAGCATTTACGAGAATGCCTACTGCTTCAACCTTTGCGCCGCCACAATTGCCAAGGCTAACAACCCTGTCCCCGTTCTTTGCTTCTCTTCCGTTCCTGTAGTGCATTTGTTACCTCCAATATCCTTCTGGGTAGTCACGCTTGCGCGTGTAATAAACCGATTCATGCCAATGTATTTGCTGCGGGACTCCGCAATGTGGGCAAATAAAATGCTTCGGGAGCTTGACCAAAAACGAAGCGTAAGGTTTGTGGCAAACTTGGCAATCAACTGTAAATGGTGGTTTTCTCTTCACTTCCTTGTCCCTATGGTGGTATGTGCGCTATAACCAAACGCGGCAGCGGAGAGGCCCGCTGCGCTCAAGCCGTTATAGCGCACGGCCAGCACTGTCCTGCATTATCGACATCGCTCGCAAAATCCCATCAACCTGTTCTTTTGCCTCGTCATCTGTACTTACTTGGTAGGCAAATTCTCTGCCGGTTCTCATACCGACAATAACTACGGGATCTGCCATATGGCCTGAGTGATCGGCAAAAACATAACTGATGTCCTGTGCTCTGACACAAGCAAAATTCGGCAGCCTGATCATTTGCTGAGTAGGCATCGGACGATCGGCGTAATCTGAGTTGATCAAGGAAATCGCTTTCTCTGCAAAATCTAGAACATTTTCAAGCGGTTCGTTGTTACAAGCTTTTGAAACTATGTCCAGTGCAGAGTTAATCAACTTTCTGGTCATTGATTTATTTTTTACAATCTCAATGTAGTAGCTCAAATTGTTCGCTGTCGGCACAAAGTCAACGAGTTTTGCCAGGTACTCACCGCCACCCACATCTGACAGCATATTGCAACTTTTGAGTTCATTGGTAACTGTCACTAAATCACATGGTTCGCTACGTTCCGCCAACGCGAGCATAACTTTGTAAATCGTTCGATGTATTTCTCTATAGAAATCATTAGGAAGCATTTTTTGGTCTACTTCCTTTATCGCCTCATTGTCTAAAAACAAGGCTCCGAGAATCGCCATTTCTGCTTCCACTGAATTGGGTGGTAGTTTTACGGTTTCCATAAATTGCCTCCTTTATTTGGTTGTTTGATGCGCTATAATCGGGTAAGGGGGAGCTTCTCTCTCCCCCTCCCCACACCACCCGGCATGCGGGTCCGCACCGGGCGGTTCACAGAATTACCGGGCCGTAGCCGGGTGATGGATTTTCACCCACTGTTCTTTGACAGATATGAGACCCTGCACCGCAAGCCACTTATTGGTCATACCGTGCTGGGCGGCCAGCCTGCGCGCCATGGCCCACGGACCGCCACGATTCAGCCCTGCTCTGATGGAAGTCCCAAGTTGGACTCCCAGTTTCAGCAGCACCCGAATCTTGGTGCGGCACCACCGCCACTGTTTCCAGTAGCACATCCGCATCCGCCGCCTTATCCAGCCGTCTATTTCCGGGATTTCGCGGTACTCTTCGGATATACCGAAGTAAGCGCCATCAGTTTTTACAAAGAGTGCTGCAACCATCTAAAAACCTCCTTACGACACTTGCACCCCATAAGTTCACGCCCATGCCGGGCGTACACCAACGCTGTGGACCGCACGAGGCGGTCACGCTTTAGCGTTATGCCGATAATATTTTCCGAAATTGTGCTATTAAAAACTTGACCTCACGTTTTTTCTTTTTTCGGGGCATTTGTCGTAAATATTCTGCAAAAGAATAATGGCGGTCTCTATCATGGGGGCCGGTTGCAAACATCGTATATTCGGCTCTAAGTATTAGGCGGCCATCGCCAAAGATATTTATGACTGCTATGTCGTAACATGAGTAATCATGTTGATAATCTGCAATGGTGTTTTGTGGGAACTCTCTCAATAGTCGTTTTAGCAAGTGGAGATACTTTTTTCTTAGCCGCATTACTTCTGGTTTATATCCACCGTAATTTTGAATATTTCTCATATCTTGCCCACAAACTTCCCTCACCACCACTTCCTCTCCTCCGGATGCTCAGGCTCCCGAGGCAAATCCACCCCGTCCCACGGATACGGCCCACTGCTCGGGCCGAGGCTTTCCACCTCGGCCCCGCGAAATCTTTTTTTCATATCCATGGCCATGACCACCGCCTGGGCGGGAGCGCCTTTCAGCGCCGCCACCTCCCGACTCGACACAACAATCCGGCCGGCGGCAACTCTCCGCGATCGCTCGGCCGGATTGTCGGTGATATCAACCTCCCGCCCGTACCGGCTCCTGATGGTTACCACGGCCATTGTCAGCAGCTCATCGGTCATGGTCACACGCACAGACTCCACCCGCACGCCGGGCAGGTACAGCACCCTCCCTCATGGCGCAACAACGCGCCGCATTCAGGACAGACTTCCATCCGCGTCACCTATATGTTTCATATTCCACTTCTCCAGCAGGCGGCACGACATTTCACAACCGCTGTATCCCGCCTCGCACCCCTGACAGGGATGCGTCACATACCCCTCGCTCTTTTCCATACGGACTCCTCAAAAAACGGCCGGAGGGGGAAACATGGAACCCCCATCCGGCCAAACTTATTACACAAACACCGGTACCCCAGGTAACTCGCCTTCCAGGTATGCCTTTATACTCTGCTTGGCCTCCATCTCCCATGCGCCCATATCCGCCTCATGAAGAGACAGCGTAACCGGCTCGCTCCGCATGCGGAACACGAACGCACTCGCGGGCTGCTCTACCTCGGTGAACGTCCTGACCGGCCGCAGAATCACCGGATTTGGCAGGAGAATTCCGGACTCCTTCCGAACCCCCCTCGAAACCGTCACCGCCTGGGCAACGCCGTTATCGGTTAACTCCGCCTTGTCTTCACAGACAACCTTACCGGCGACATCAACCACCTTCTGCCAGTCGTTCACTTCCTCCGTGTGATTCGGTCGCACAAACATTGCCTGGAGGCGTATCAGAAAATTCTCCTGGTCCATCCATACCCCGAACGGGAACGGACTCCGCCCCCACTGCGCGGCTGCCACAACCACGCGTTCCTTCCACGGCTCACTGATAGGCAAAAACGCATCCACCGCATAGGGAGATTTAACATGCAGCGCGACTCTCAGCGCCTTGCAATCCATTAATTCTCCTCCAGCAGATTCTTCAGGCAATGCATGCCCGATTTCCTCCTCATCAAATCCGCTCCGCAGGTAATCCACCAGACCCCGAAGCGTATCCACCATCAGCAACGGCGCCACAGGCTCAGGTATCGGTTTCAATTGCTTCGTTGTATATTCCCGCCCTTGCGAATCCTGGAAATATTCGAATTTCGCCAAATCGAGTATCTTTTCAATTGCTTCCTTCAGCATGTTCCCTCCTCTACTTGAAATATTCCTTCAGCCTCAGATACTTCATCCGAAAGCCCTGATTGCACCGGACCCCGCGCACGGATCGGTACAGCCGTGTCCGCGGCACGGCCCAGTCGCCATACACCAGCCCCCGAATAGCCTTAGCCTTGACTCCTCGCATCATGTCCCTCAGCCCGTCCACCGGAAACCACGTTCACATCCTCCCGGCCCATCGGCAGAGCCATCTGCTCCGGGTCGTGCTCCCACGCCAGAAACCGTCCGCCTTTTTTCCCAAAAAACATCCGGGTACCCAGCGCCACCGCAGCAGCCAATTTGCAACTGGGAATAATCGCCACCGCCGCCGTCGACCGGTCCTTATCCGGCCGAATCTTCACCACCAACCGCACCTCGCGGACCTGCTCCGCCTCGGTATTCGGGTCCATTATGTTCTCCAAGACTTTATCCAACTCCTCCTGGAACAACTGCAACGCCCCGCCGGCCTTCAAATTGTCCAAACTCACCGTATCACCATCCGTCAACGCCATCCTCCCACCCCCTCTCGTTTTTTCTTTTCACCTTTCACTTTTCACTTTTTACTGACTTCACGGCCTGCACCCCTCAATCCCCTGCCACCACATCGGCTCATGGTCCGGGCACACGTACGGGAATTCGTCGAACATCGTAAAAAAAGACCGAGCCTTGCAATCAGCCCGCTGCTCCGCCGGACACTCCTTGGCCACCGCGCACCAGTCGCACTGAAGCGAAAACTTACCTGTCACCCGTACCGCGGCCGCCTTGCCCACACCATACCCCTCACGCTGCCTTCTCCTCGCCGTCCCTGCGCTGAATCCAGGCGACAACATCCCCGTATCGATACCGGATCATGCGGCCGAAAATCACCTTGTGCGGAGGCAAGTCCAGCACCTTCCCCTTGCGGCGTCCGTCCTTCCGGCCGTCTCGCAGGAACATCAGCGAACAGTTCAGCATCGCCGCAACCTCATAATCCGTCAGCAGCAGGTCGGGGTTTACCTCCTCCCTATGCGCCAGAATCAGCCGCAGCCGCTCCTCCCTGGATATCATTCCGTCATCACGACTCTTATCACCCCTGCCTGCCACGAAATCCCCCTTCCAGCGCACCCATCAGGGCGGAAAAATTAACGGTTCGACCCTCGGAACGCAGGGCCTCCTTAATCCCGTCCAGAATCACCATAATTTCAAAGGGATAACATACCTGCCCCATTTGGCGGGCTTCCCAGTCCAGCGGGAAAGTGTTGCCCATTTTTTTCATCAGCAACACTGTCTTGTTCTGTGGGAAGTTCGATGGATCGGTGTCACGCATCATTCGCATGAAGTGACAATAATCGACTCCCATTTCCCACGCCGTTTCCTTGGCCGACTTTCCCGCCAACTGATAACACCGCTCTATCGCCGCTGTTCTGCTCGGAACCGCATCCAGCATTTCCTGATACGACGATACAAATTCTCGTGCCGTGTTCATAACTACGCTCCTTTCACCTCCGGCGGGTCCGGAAAATTCATCCAGTGCGTCACAGGAGGAGCCAACGGCATTCCGTAATCATCCACCCATGTTTCGCCATCAAAACTCGCCGGCCACACCGGTTCACAAGACTCCGGTGAGTATGTCAGCACCATCAGACACGCATCCGGCATCTCGTCAGCGCATGCAATCCACTTGTTCTCGCTCATCGCTCTTTTCCTCCATCGAACAATGCTCAACCCTGAGACACGTCCACCGATCCGGACACGTCAGGCAATTCCCGTCCCACGTCTCAGCGCCCGTCATCCCGCCCGCCCCGCAACCACTGGACAGCCCGATACTTCGCCTCTGTCCTCATATCTCCGGCCAACTGGTCATATTTCACCTGGCGCCGTTCCTCCTGCAGGATGCAGCGAAACAGCACAGCCACCAGTATCCCCATCACAAAGAGCACCGCCACGAACGCACCCAGCATGTCCAGCCAGTCCAACACATCATTCCGTTTTCCCATGTCAGAACCTCCCGCCCATCCTGAACAGCCAATCCTCGAAACGCTCCATGAACAGCCGCCACAGCCCGCAGGCAATGCAGCATACAACCGGGCTTGCCACAGCCGAAACCAGGCACCAGAACAGCACGTCACGCAGGGAATACATGCCCTCGCCCCGCCGTCGACAATCCCCAATTGCTCCCGAAAAGGCCCGGCTTGCCCACCGGTTCCACCAATCCATTCGACCGGAGAATTTCCCACGTCCGCATATTCCGCAAATCAATCCCGAGCCGCACCATGGACACCGGTTCCATCGCCCCGACTCGCTCCAGCATCCGTTTCTGTTGTTTCGTAAGTCTCACAACATCCCCCTCAACGCCCTCACCGCGTCCGCGTGTTATTCGGAACATTCGTAAATTTTCGCGTTCGGGAATGCTCTGAATTTACGAGCTATCTTTAGTGCTGAGAGAGCCCACCGAATCGTCACGAATTTCCGAGCACTATATTGATCCAGGGTCCTCCCTGGGTCGCCAGTCCACGGCGCGAGCCATACCCCGTCCTCAAGTTCAACTACAAACATAATGCCTCCCCCTCAACGCCCGCACCCGGCCCGCATACCTCGGATACACGGCATCAAGACACGCCTCGCAAATGCCGCTCGTCACCCGGCTTCCCCCGCCGGACGGCTTTTCGCGCAACCTTTTCCCACAGCAAATGCACTCGACCTGCATCATCTCCGGCACCTCCCGCAGGTAAGCCGACCGTCATGCCATTCCATATAAACATCCCCCGCCAGCACAGGGGAACCGCACACCGAGCACTCGCCGAAACACTCCCGACCGTCAACGGCCACTATTCGGGCATTCGGATACAGCCGCCGGAATGCCGCCAGGTCCGTCACCACCGTCTCAGTAGTAAGCACATGCTCCACAACCATCACACCGCCTCCCGCGCCGCCAACTTCGCCGCCTTCGTCCGCGCCAGATTCCGAAGCCGGGACGCCGTAGAATACTGTCCCAGCGTCTCCGCCCTGCCCGCCATAATGTCGGCGTGGTACACCACGTAATCAGCTTCCGTCATGGTGCGCCGGGCATCAAGGAGTTGCGAATCCTCATAGCGCACCCGGTCAGGGTCCAACGCGGGTTGAGCAGGAGAGGTAACCTGAGTCCCCAGCATCGGCGCCAGCAGTCGCACTACCTCCGCGGCAATTGCCTGTATTTCTGTTTGCGACATCGCCATAGTCACGCCCTCACCACCGAAACCTTCGCCCACTCGTGATGACCCCGTTCGATACCGGCATAGTAAGCGTCCGCCTCTACCGTCCCCATCTCATACGGATGAGGGATTACGCGGCCTGTCCGTCGGAACCGGAACACCGCCAGCACCCCCTCACGGTACACCGCGCTTCGAAGTGTGCCTTTCGCCAGCAAACAATCAACCAACCGAACGCTCACGACGTCATCCATCACACAGCCTCCGCCATCTCCATCATCTCTGCCTCTTCCAGCCGGAACGATATCCGGGGCAACTCGGCCGTCATACGGGATTACTTCAACTTCAGTGATTCCAGTTTCCACAACCGGTCCATGGTCTTCATAAACAGCCGTGACCACTTCGCATCCCGGTCCGTCTTTTTTGCCACACCTAGTACCGTGTCGCAAATCTCCTCGGCCTTCGGAATCAGCGCGTCCCGCCTGCGAACATATTCAGGGTCCCCGTAAACATTTCTCACGCCCTTCATTCCTCCTCCTTCTACTGTCCAATAATTGTCATTTGCGAATTGCTCATGAGCCGATAAAGTGTTCAACATATTGTCGAACAGCAGCACATTTTACCCCGCGCAATCATGCGGCAATCCTCTGTCTCGGCAGAGCCGCCGCAAACGAGATAATTCGCTCTCGTGCCAGCTTGTATATATCTTTGTAGTGAAGTTTATCCGTCATGCCGTCCAGGAGGGCCTGACGCGCCACATACTCGGCCGACGAAAGGAAAGATAGATGAATACCGTCCAGAACATCGCGGAACGGCTTTTTAGATGCGGAATTGATAAGCCCAAGCGCCTGGTTGGTCAACTTGCTGATTACGGTATAGTACATCCGGGCATTCGGGCTTCCTTGTCCGGCCGCATATTCGACAAACGCCCCAATCACATCGGTCAAATCCCGACAGGCGTTCTTCCCGTCGAGGCGGGCCTGTTGCCAGGAAAGGTTTTGTTGGTTGAGGAGGATTTGCTCCATTCGGTTGAATGCGTCAATGAAGTCCCACTGAGTTTTGAGCGCCTTTTCCCCGGTGAATCTCATGACAGCCAGCATGAAGCCGTCGCGGGTCATCACGAAATAGGGATACGTTTTTCCACGGTCATCAATGTAATTTCGCTCCTCAAAATTGAGGAGACGATTTTCTGGAAGCATCGACATCAATTTACGGATATCTCTCACAACATTGTCATGCCGCTTTCCGTATTTTTCCGCAACCAGCAGACTTGTAGTGGTCCCTTGGTTCTTTTGCATCGTCACCAATTCGTTCATGGTTTCACCTCACGCAGTCTGCTCCTGGTCGTCAACCGATGAACGGACCAACAACCCGTCATCCTCAAGAGCCTGGATATATCGACGTTCCGGTTCACTTCCGGGCAACGGCACATACTTCATGGCAATGAATCTGGCAAACCCCTCTTCGGGCAAGCCGCGATATCTGGCATACGGTCGCGCATGTCGACCGGACCTGAAAAACATTTTGGAAGTTGCTTTCAGGTCGTATTCACGTGTGGATTCAAATTCTTTGTGTTCTTTCATTTCAGCACCTTCTGTGGTATATGTTCTTTGATAATTTTCGACTTACCGAAAACGGAACAATCGCATGGACGAACTCATCGAGGAAATAAATGCTCTGAAAGTAAAACTATTGACCTTTGAAATGGCCTTGCCGCAATTTGTCACAATTGAAGTGAATAAACTCGTGTCCATCATGGAGCAACAGCAACGAAAAATCTGTGCGCTGGATAGAAAGTGCCAGGACCTGGAAACAATCCAGATGAACCTGATTGCGTCCATCAAGGTTGCCAGTCCGGAAACCTTCTCCACCATATGCGCGCACGCCGAACAAGGGCTATCAATGCTTTCCGAACAGGACCGCGAGAGTGATTACGGGCGTTTTCTTCAGCAATTAATCGGGATATCTCAGCGACGTGCGCCTCACTTATGGCTCGTACCGCCGTGCACCTCTCCCGATTCTGACGATCCAGATCCTCGATGACCTTTTTATTGTGAGCCGTGAGCCTGTCGGCTTCCTTCTGCCATCGTCTCAACAGTTGTTGTATGCGGCGTTGCATATTCACCCTTTCGCTTTTCCGTAAAACCAGACATTAGGAGACATTTCATGTTCGACAAGCGAGTTGAGCAGATGAGGGTCAGAATTAACGATGACGGCGACATCCTCATTATTCAGCAGGACCCCGGAAACGAAGATTCGATAATTCTTGTACCGCCCGAGCAAGTTGGCCTTCTCATCTCGTGGCTCAAGGAAGCCCATGAATCATTGAACGAGAACTAACTCCAGGGCTTCTCCCGGAAATTCTTCCTGGAGCATTGTACGCAATGCCAACACATCAGGGGCCATTTCCCGGAAAAAGCGGGGAAGGTGCGCATTACCTTCGTAGAAAACGAAACCACGCTCGTGAATCCGGTATTCAATATGCTTTTTCGGCATTCTCGGCCTCCTTGGTTTTTTATTACTTTCACCCTTTCTCTTTTCCGTCATCCTGCATACGAGAAAACTATAATACCGGATATTCGCAAATGCAAGATAAAATAATCGCACCTGTGAAATTTATTATGGACGCCCTAAGACAACACTATGGATTCAAGACCTATGGTCAATTATCCGAATTTTTGGGCGTCAAACAAAATACGCTTTCAAGTTGGATTTCACGCGGTTCATTTGATAGGGATCTGGTATATCGCAAATGCGATGGAATCAATTACAAGTGGCTCGAGACCGGCGAAGGGGAAATGTTTCCGGTGACCCGCCAGCCAGCCATCGGGGACCAGGCTCAACCCGTTTGGCATCCGCACGGCACTGTTCCGGCAATCGGAGCCCCCCCGACCGAAGAAGAAGTTGTTCAGGCATATTTCCGCAAAATGGGTTTGATTCCGGGAATCGGCGAAACCGTGAACGAGGAAATCGGGAAGCTGAATAAATCGAAACAGTTCATTGCAACAGGAAAAATTCTGGATTTGCTGAAAAAGATTCAGGATGAAGAAGACGGGGAAAACCAGAAATAGGAATGCGCCGCATGGAGAAATTCACCTTCTTTGATGAAGGCGGAATGTTCGTTGGATGGTTCGACGAATTTCCCGACTATAAGACTCAAGGGAAAACCATCGAAGAACTGGAAGAAAACCTTTTGGACATATATCAGGGTGGAAAGGAAACGGACCAATGTCGATGACCATAACGGCCTATATTGAGCGTGACACGGAAACAGGAATGTACGTTGCCATCGTGCCGACCATCCCCGGCGCACATACCCAGGCCGAGACCCTTGACGAACTGCAACGCAACATCAGGGAAGTGGTGGAGCTGTGCATCGAGGAAATGGACAGCGAAAGCAAGGCGCGAATCCCTAAATTCGTAGGTATTCATCAGGTGGAAATCGCGGCATGACCAGGCTTCCGCTCGTCGACGCGAAGAGAATGGAAACGATACTGTTTGCTCTCGGCTTTGAAAAGACGCGGCAAAGAGGCAGCCACGCGTTTTATCGTCACCGTGACGGGAGAACGACCACTATCCCGCACCATCAAGGCAGAGTGCTTGCCCGTCCGCTCGTCAGGGAAATTCTGAGAGAAATAAATATCAGCATTTCAGAGTTCAACGAGATACTCCTGAAATGAAAGGCCGGAAGGTTTCGTTTTTACCCTTCCGACCTTTCCTGAAACCATGCCGCTTACATCTGTCTGTAATATGCTGCATACACACGGTGCGCAACAGGTGGTTCAATCACCGCCACCATCATCAGCAACAAAACCGGCAGCGGATACCGCAGCCTCAACAATCGTCTCAGGAGTGACAGTTTCTCGGAATCAGTCAGATCGCTCAT